CGCGCAAGCCGGCTCGAAGATGCTGGCACTCGGCAACCTGCAGTGGCTCGAGCTCCGGTGCAAGATTCGAGACCTGCAGCGGGTCGGCACGGACCCGTCGCTGTCGCTGGCGAACGTTACGGCCGTCGAACTCTTGGTGCATCAGACCGGCCCGAATCCGATCTCAGTCGACTGGGATGGCCTGTCGATCACGGGCGGCTTCGGACCGGACTCGGGCGTGACGGCGATCCCGTACGTCGGGATGTACCGGTACCGGTCCTCGTTGACCGGCGGGCGTAGTAACTTCTCACCGCCGTTGCGCGGGGGCGTGCCCGCCAAGCGTCAGCGGATCGTCTTCAACCACACGGTCTCGCCGGACCCGCAGGCCGACCTGGTCGATTGGTTCATCCTCGGCGCGACGCTGAATCGTTGGACGTACGGCGGGACGGTGCCGAGCGGGCAACCGTACAACCACGACTATTCGGATTCGGCGATCAGCGGCGGGGAGACTCCGGACTACAACAACTTCCCGCCCTGGCCGACGCAGGACGCGCCACATAGCGGGGTGTGCAACTACGCGGGCAACGCGGTCGTTCGGGTCAGCGGCGATCCGTTCAACGTCAACTGGGCACCGGGTTCCGAGATCATCATCAACGGGAACACGTACACCCTGTACTCGCAACCGCCGTCGACGAACCTGCTCTTCACGAACGAGAACATCGGGAACCTGAACGCGCAGGCCTTTACGGTCAAAGGCGCGACGTTGCTGAATCAGGTCATCGCGTCCGCCTGGGGCGGTCCGATCGCCGGCGCCACGTTCCTCTTCGGGTGTGCGGACTCGATCAACCCGGGCCAGGTTCACTGGACGAACGGCAACGACCCGGAAACGGCCTCGGACAAGAACACGCTCGACGTCACGCCGGCGAACGAACCGCTCATGGCCGGATTCATGGACGACGGCGTGTCGTACGTGGCATCGACGGAAGACATCTATCGTCTCGAGCCGACCTTCGGGCAGGTGTCGACGTTCGTGCCGTTGGTGACGGACTGTGGACGGGGGTTCTGGACGCGCTGGGCCTTCTGCCACGGGTTGAAAGGCACGTACTTCCTCACGAAAGACGGCATCGCGGTCACGAAGGGCGGCAGCCGAGCCGTCATGGTGACAGACGACGACCTGTATCCGATCTTCCCGCACGATGGCCAGGCCGGGGTCGCCGTCAACGGGATCCAACCGCCGAACATGGCAGGGACGATCCTGCAGTTGAACGCGATCGACGGCTGGGTGTATTTCGACTACCGCGATATCAACGGCGTCGCTCATTCGCTCGGGTACCGAGAGCTCGATGGGTCGTGGCACTACGACACGTACGCGTCGGGCGTGTCGGCTCGAGCGGCCGGTGTCGGCCAGTCCGTGCACCAGATGCTGATCGGCCAGGCGAGCGGGGCACTGTCGACGCCGGCGGGCATCACCGACAACGGCGTCGCGTTCACGTCGACGCTTCAATGGGTAGAGAACCAGAAGGACACCCGCCGGCAGAAGCTGTATCGGGATCTGATGCTCGACGGCCAGAACCTCGATCCGGTCTCGGTCACGATCGGGTTCACGAATAACACCGCCGTCCTGGCGCCCGTCGCGCTCGCCGGCGCGGGACCGACGCGCACGCAGCAGGACATCAACGCGACGCTGCAGACCGGAAACTTCGGCACGAACCTAACGACGGTCGTGCAATGGGCGCCGACCGCGACGCCGACCATCCTGTACGCCTGGGATGTGGCCTTCCAGACGGCGCCGGAGCTCGCATCTAGTTGGTTGAGTGGTCCGACCGCCCACGGGCAACGGAGCTTCCAGCAGTGCAAGCAGATCGTCGTCGCTTACCTCTCGACCAGTCCGGTGGTCTTCAGTCTGATCGTCGACGGGAACGTGCTGACGTATAACTTGCCGTCGTCCGGGGGCATCTATGCGAAAATACCGGTCATCCTGCAGTCAGTGAAGGGGATGGCGTTCCAGTACGGCTTTCAGTCGGCGACGCCGTTCATGTTGTTCGATCAGGACTTCGAAGCGTGGGTCAACGTGTGGGGTGAGCCTGGCGGCTACCAGATCGTCCGTCCGTTTTAGGAGTGCATGATGCCTCAGAGCTTCCTGTATCCGGTCAACGCGCTGCCGACGGTCAACTTCCTCGAGGCCCTGGGTGCCGCGGCCGGCTTCAACACGCCGCCCTTTGTCGGCACGGCCATGAACAATATTCCGGGCGTGCCGGCGATTGCCTCGAGGCGCTTCCTCATTCGAGCGATCGAGTATCTATGTGTGCAGCAGGTCGGCCTAGAGTTCGATTTCTTCAACTCGGCGACCGGACTAACGAACGTCATCGGCACCGACGGGTTCATCAGCCGCTTTCAGTTCGCGACTGTGCAGGGCCAGCAGTTCAACTCAGTCGCGCTCGGCGGCGGACTGTTCCGGTTCTACATCGACGGCCTGGCGATTCCGTACGTCGACCTCGACACGATCAACACGGTCAACCCGCCGACGCTGCACGTCGCCGCCCAGAATGTCGACACGGTCGCGAAGAGTGCCGGCGCGGGCGGGGCGGTCAATGCGACGTTCTGGCTCGAGCCGATGCAGTCGTACTAAGGAGTAGGCATGACGAAGCGTCGATTCGTACTCGCGGTCTTGATCGGTCTATTGGTTGCCGGCGTCGACCTGCACGCGCAGACGTTCACGGCCCAGATTCAGCAGTTTTGGAACCTGCTCCGGACGGGCTCGATCTCATTCACGACGTTGAACGTCGGCACCTTTATCAAGATGGGGGCGGGCACGCCGGACGCTGGGCACCCGTTCAGCGCGGTCTTCAACCAGAACAGCAACGTGCAGTTTTTGTGGTGGAACAATAACGCGGGCAACGCGGCGTCCGCGGAAGGGTGTTTCAGGTCAGACACTTCGGTTGGGTGTATCTCGGCTCAAGGTCTCAACGTCACTACTGAGCCTCAACGGGCGACGTTGTACGACAACTGCGGCGTCGGCTGTACGAACGGTACTCCTGGCTGGGACATCGTGTCGTGCTTCTCGGCGACTCCAACTGGCTGTAGCACAAGGTTCTTCACGAACACGACGGACGGCATCGCTGGCGAGCGGGTCAGGATCAACTCTACCGGGTTGCTCATGGCCAATAGCGGTCAGGTCCAAGCCATCGCCAGCGGTAACTGTGCGGCGACCTCTTACGCGTTCATTGGTGCCCTGAACGGTGGGCTGTCGTGGGATGGGACGACGCAGCGGTTGTGCGTCAATGGTAATCAGCCGATCGCGATGGACGGGTCGAACGTCTGGTTCAACAGCGCCACGTTGCATCTACAGAGCGGCGGCACGAATAAATTTACGTGGGCGCTCAACGGCGCGACTGACGGCCAACTCGTCATGTCGAACGGGGCTGGCGCGGCCGGCATCGGGATCGATGTAGCGACAGACAGCACGCTGAAGCTCCGCGGCCGAGCGTTGACCGCGGGCACCGGCAACCTAGATATCGGCGCGAAGATCACGGCCTACAACAACCTGACGACGACCGGTTCCGGCGTACCGTACGTCCTACAGAGTGGTCGCGGCGTCGCCATCACCAGTTCACTCGACGCCAACCGTTGCACCTTTACCCCAGCCGCCGACGGCACGTTTGAGGTCTGGGACTACATCCTTGTCACGACCGCGGGCGCCGCCACGAACATGAACGGCACGATTGCGTTCAAGACAGAGGAAGGCACGGCGCGGTCAGTGGCGGTCGTATGGCAGTTGGCGGCAGGCGGGACGGTGACGAACGTGCTGACGGCCGCGGGAACGGTCGGCTACTACGGCGTCCCGATCGTCATCCGTGCCCAGGCGGCGACGGCGATCACGGTGTCCACGACAGGGACGCCGAGCACGGCCGTTTACAACCACGAGTGTTCGATACAGCAGATTTCGTAACGCGACAAGGAGACGACGATGCGACGGCTACTCGGACTGACACTACTTGCTCTGCTCTACGCGACGGGCGCGTTCGCGCAGAACCCCTGCGACAACCCGAACACGACCCCGGCAACCGGTACGGCCGTCGTCAATTCGACGATCCAGTTCTCGGCCTGTTTGGCACCGACCGCGACGGATGGCACGCCGTTGGTGGTGATCACGGGCTGGACGGTGTACGACAACGGCGTGGCGACCGCGCTCGCGATGACGAAGGGCGCGACGTCGACGGTGACGAACCTGTCGCAGTTTACGGGACCGTGGATCGTGCCGTCGACGACGGGCACGCACACGTTGCAGGTCACGGCGACCGGTGCGAACTGTGTGCTGGGGCCGACGTGCAACGCGAAGGAGTCGCTGAAATCGAACCCTTTCGCCTTGACGGTCAATCCAGTTCCGGCGGGTCCGGTTGCCCCGGTGGGATTTTTTGGCCGTTAATCAAGATGTTGTATCTCGTACTGCACCGGCCCATTCCGCCAGGATGCTGATATGACCAACCGCCTGCGAGCGCTCGCTGTCGTCGCCCTGTTGCTGGGCGTGGTGTCGGCGACGCCGCAGGCCCAGTCGGTCGTCACGGCCCAGATCAACAACTTTTGGAACCTGCTCCGGTTCGGCTCGACCTCGAGCGGGATCACGTACGCGTTCAACAACGCGGCGATCGTCGCCAACGGGTACCTGTCGTACGGCACGCTCCGCGGCGTGAACGGCTACGGCGTCCGAGACAACAACGGCACGATCGAGATCAAGAACAACGGCGGCGCGTGGACGGCGCCGGCGGGCGGCGCGAACGGCGCCGGCACCTACATCGTGCAGACGTCGACGAACGCGCCGGCGAACGCCCAGATCCTCGGCGTGCTGGCTTCGGGCCTGGTCTTCAATACGACCGGTACCGGCGTGCTGTCGATCTACCCGGGATCGTCGGCGTGCGTGAATCAGTTCGTCACGACCATCAGTTCCACGGGCACGACAACGTGTGCGTCGGTTACAGGGGCCACGATCTCGGGCCAGTTGCCGGCGGCAAACTTCCCCGCGCTGACCGGAGACATCACGACGCCAGGCGCGTCACTCGTCACGACCTTGGCCACGACCGGCGTCGGCGCGGGAACCGTTGGATCGGCGACGGCGATTCCGCAGATTACCTTCGACGCGAAAGGTCGGGCGACCGTCAAGACGACGGTCTCGCCGCAGTTGACGCTGACCGGCACGTTCTTTTCGTCGCTGTCAGGGGCGAACCTGACGGCTTTGCCGGCCGCTCAGTTGACCGGCACGATCCTCGCGGCGAACTTCCCTGCTCTGACCGGTGACGTCACCAGTGCGGGCGCGACGCTGGCGACGACCGTTGGACAGATCGGCGGTAAGGCGGTGTCGCTGGGCGGCGCCCTGACCTTCTCCGGCGCCTTTGCGACGGTCCTGACCGTCACGGCGCCCACGAACCTGACACTACCGACCGCGGGCACACTGGTCACGACCACGGTCACAGCCCTGGCGTCGTTGTCGACGGTCGGGACGATCTCGACCGGGGTCTGGAACGGAACGGCCATCACGGTGCCGTTTGGGGGCACTGGCGCCACGACGTTGACCGCACACGGCATCCTGCTCGGCGAGGGGACCGGTGCCATCACGCCGATGGCGGTCTGCACGAACGGCACGTACGTCCGCGGCGCCACGGGGGCGGACCCGATCTGCTCGACCCTGGTCCTGCCGAACGCGGCGACGCAGGGCGATCTGATGGTCGCCACGGGGGCGAACACGATCGGCTCGCTGGCCGACGTCGCGGTGGGCCAGGTGCTCGCGTCTGGCGGTGTCGGCACGGTGCCGGCGTACACGGCCTCGCCGCTTATCACGACCTTGGGCGCGACGACGTCGACGGTCGTCGGTGGTACGGCGGTCGCCGGTGCGGCGACGACGACGGCCACGAAGACGTATGCGACGACCGGGTTGGCCGACGGGGTGTCGACGCCGACGTTCACGGTCTCGATTCCGAACGCGGCTCAGTCGGCGAACCTGCATGTTCGTGTCGCCGGCTCGCTGGGCGCTGGGGGCGCCATCGGTGCGAACGAGTGCACGAACATCCTCGAGGGCAACATTGTCATTACTCGGACGACAGGTGTGGCGACTGTGGCGACTGCAGCGACTGCGGCAATTACCGCAACCTCGTGCGTCGCGGGTGCCACGACGGAAACGCTGGCCTACGCGGTATCGGCGGTTGCGGGTGGCGTTGGCGCCACTCAGACGTTTACTGTGAACGTGACGGTCACGAAGGGCGGCGGCGGCTCGAACAACCACACGGTCATGACGGTCGCTGAACTTCAGAACGCCAATGCGTCGGGCGTGACGTTGCAGTAATGCCACTCGACCTCGGATCGCTCTCCGGCGTCGACGGCACGACACGGGATGCCCTGCAGAAAGCGCAGCGGTACATCAACCAGTTGGAAGAGTCGATCGTCGCGTTACAGAAATTCGGGAAGAGCGCCGACCAGTTTACGCCGGCACAACTCGCGCAAGTGCAGAAGTCGTTGTCGGCGACGGGGACGCATCCGTTGAACATCACGGGGCTGACGGGCAAACCGACCCCGCCGTAGTCGTATACTTTCGAGGACACGAACCATGCCAGGCGGATCTGATCCGGAAGATACAGGCAGCGGCGGCGGAAGCGACAATTCCGACAGCGGCGGCGACAGCATTTGGAAGAAGCTGGGCAAGGTCGCGCCGGCCGCGGGTGGTCTACTCGGAGCGCTCTTCGGCACGCACAACGAAGACAAGATCTCACCGCAGATCAACAAGGTCAACGCGGGCGCGTCCCAGTTACAAGGGCAGGGCTCGAGCCTGTTCAGCGCAGGAACCGACGCGCTCGGCCCAGCCATGAACTACTTCAAGGCGCTGGCGAGCGGGGATCCGTCACAAGCGCTCGCGGCGACGCAGCCACAACGCGGCCGGGTCATCGACCAGTACGACGCGGCACGCCGGTCGGCCGGCCAGTTCGGAGCTCGAGGCGGTGGACAGGCGTCGTCCGAGCTCGAGAGCCGATCGAAGGAAGCCGGGCAACTCGCTGACATCACGTCGCAGGCGCGATCGGAAGGGGCGTCGAAGCTCGCCGAGCTCGGGTCGGACGTCACGAAAACCGGGCTCAGCGCGGAAGAGTCGGCGAACAAGGCGCTGGCCGACACGCTGGGGCCGTTGCTCGAGCAGCAGAAGCAGGCGAATCAAAGCTCCGGGGGGTTCTGGAAGGGGCTCGGTGAGCTCGCCGGCGCCGCGCTGGGGGCACTGTAATGGCCGGCCAAGAGCGATACGAAGCGCTCGGGAACCTCGCCAGCGGGGTCGCAGCCGCCATCCAGAAGAAGAACGACCAAAAGTACGAAAAAGAGAAGTCCGACCACGAGATGCTGACACGGATGGTGTCGGCCGGGATCGAGTCGGGCACGATCGAGAATCCGAACGACGCCTTTCAGTTCCTGGTGAACGGCGGCAAGTCTGGGAAGAAGCCGAAAGACCTGCCGCCGATGCTCAAGACGCTGATCGGCTCGACGAAGCATCTGTTCGGGGGCGGGGGTGCGACGCAGCAGCAGCCGACCGGAGCGCCCGCCGGCGGACCGCAGAATACCCAGCCGCAACCTACCGGCGCACCGGCACCGACGGCCGAACAGGCCCAGACGGAACAGGATTCGTCCATGTCGCCAGGCACGCCGGTCGCACCGAAGCCGGCCGCAGCGACGCCGGGTCAGCCAGGTCCGGCGGCAGCCAAGCCGGGCGGTAACACGCCACGGTTCCTGTCACAGTCGCAACGGGACGACCAGAACATCGCGTTCCAGAAGCGTCAGCAGTCGGAGATCACGGAACCCCAGGCCGCGGCGAACCATCGGCGTCGGATGGAAGAACTGGCCCTGCAGCAGACCGGGAAGAAAGGCACGGCCGACAAGGAACCGACGCAGAACGCCGACGGCAAGTGGACGATCAAGGTCCGAGACCCTGAAGGCAACGTCATCTACGAGCAGCCGTCGAACGGGCCGAAGCAAACCGGTGCGCTCGCCGAACGCGTGAAACAGTTGGTCGCGCAGGGGATTCCGCCTGACCGCGCGCCGGCCGTTGCCGCCAAGCAGATGGAGACCGAGCGCGGTCAGTTGCAACGGGATCGCGCGACACGGCTCGACGCGTACCTACAGTCCTCTCGAGCGGCCCTGTTGACAAGCAAGGAACGCCTGGCCGAGATGCAGGAGTCGTTTCCGTACCTGCTGGCGACCCGCATGTCCGGGTCCGACACGGCGAACTATCGCGCGGCCATCACGGAGTACAAGGCGGCGACGCTCGGCCCGGGCGCGAACGCGGCGAAGGCCTCGGCCGCGGCGTCGAAGATCGTCCAGGCGGCGACCAAACAAGCCGCAGCACTCGCCGGCAAGGAAAGCACGATCCTGAAAGCGCTCGGCCTCGAGGACGACGAAAAGGCGATTCGACGGAACCTGATTCAAGAGATGTCGGGCGGCGAGGATCCGGACGTCGTCGAGATGCAGGCCCGGCTGGCCGTGTCGCCGGCCGACGACAAAGGCGGGAGCAGCGACAACAAGGGTGGTCCGAAAGCGGGGGGCGGCGGCGGGCAGTCCGACACGCCGACGAAGACCCAGGACACGCCACGTCGACGCATCGCGGCCCGGCAGTACCTGCAACAGAACCGGTTGCCGGTCAACGAAGCGAACATCAAGCACTACCTCGTCACGGCACCGGTTGAGGCGGCGCCAGCAGCGGCCGAAGCGCCGTAGCCATGGCGCAAGCCCAGACGCTCGACCCGAAAGCGTTCCCGGATCAAGGCACGTCGGCCAAAGCGACGCCGCCAGCCGGGGGCGGTCTCGATCCGGGCGCGTTCCCAGTTCAAGCCGACGAACCGAAGAAGAAGACCGAACCGAAAGGGATCCTCGGCGACCCGCGCAAGCCGGCGTCGATCGGGCCGGCTGGCGGTGTGCTGTACGAGTCGGTGCCGTTGGTGACAGCGTCGGCGGGCGGGATGCTCGGCGGCACGGCAGGGGCGCCAGGTGGTCCCCCAGGCGTCGCCGGCGGGGCGGTCGTCGGTGCCGGTACGGGCGGGATGTACGGTCGTTACATCCAGTTCTTACTGCGAGAGACGGCCGGCAAAACGAAGATCGGCCAGGACGTGTTCGGCATCCCCCCACCGGACCCGTCGATCGTGAAGGAGACCGAGAAGACGGCAAAGCAGGCCGGCGGGGAAGCGACGACCCAGATGGAGACCGAGATGCTCGGTCAGGGCGTCGCGGCGCCGCTCGGATGGGTGCGTCGGGGCGGTTTTCTCAAGAATAACCGTCAGGTCATGTCGACGTTGCGGGAAGATCGCGCACTTGGCACGAGACTTTCCGGACCGGAGATCGCGAGCGGGTCGATCCCAGGTGACATCGCAAAGACCATCCAGTCCTATTCGGCCGGGTCGTTCGGCGGCGGTCCGATTCAGCGGATCACGCGTGAGAAGGGCACGGCCGCGGCCACGAAGGTTATCGACGACGCGCTGAGCCTGCTCGGGCATCCGGGCATCAAGGGCGGACCGACGGCGACCTCGAAGGGGTCCGCGCAGGCCGCTCGAGAACAGGTCGGCAAGCTCCTGGACTTCGCGGCCGACAAGGCGCCGCCCGTCGACGTCACGGCGGTGAAACAACTGGCTGTCGACGAACTGAACAAAGGCATCGTCCAGCATCTGAAGGCGGTTCCGGACGTCGCCAATCCGAAGGTCGCGGCGATCATCCGGCAGCTACGGAACGACCCGACGCTGATTCAGCGGTTGCCACGGCCGCAGATGTTGCTGGTCGCCGACGCCATCCTCGAGAAGCACAAGTCGCCGACGTTACAACTGTTACGTCGTGTCGTCGGCATGGAAGACCAGACCAAGGCTCGAGGCCTCTGGGAAGAGCTCAAGTCGTTGCGCGCGATGTCGACGCCGGCGGACGAGCTCTACGCGAAGGACGACAAGCAACGGCTGGCGACGCTGTTCCGCGGGAAGCTCCGGGAGTCGTTGAACGCCGCGGCACCGCAGTTCGCGCAGGCGATGGGGCAGTACCGAGACCTGGTCCGCGGGGACTACCTGCGAGAGAACATCATCCTCGGGCACAAGCCGGTGCCCACGAGCGAGGCCGATGCCCACGACATTCTCACGGGCATGGCCGGCCGGCTTCGCAAGGCGGTCGAGAGCGGACGGATCGGAAAGGACTTCAACGACCCGACTGGACAGAAGGTCATCACGAACCTGACGCGCGTCGCGAGCCTGCTCGAGAAGCGAACTGAGCCGATGGCCGGCAACCTGCGGAAGATCTTCGAGATCGGCCGCATTGTCTCAACAGTAGGCGCCACGGCCATGGGCCATCCGACGGTTGGCACGACAGCCGCAGCAATCACCTGGGAAGGGTTTCCGGATTTCTTCACCTGGGTCATCCACGATCCCCAGGCGACGAAGTGGTTCATCGAAGGTGTCAAAGCGGACAACCCCGCGGTGTCGACGGGGGCTATCATCCGGCTGGGCGAACTGTACCGGCGTGCGAATCAGCCGCAGCAGCAAGGGGATGGCAGCACGCCGGCCGCGGGTCCGCAGGGGAAGCCGAGTGCGTCGAACGCGAAGCCGTCGTTCGATCAGCGCGTAGCGACCGCGGCATCGAAGGCGACCGGGATCGGGCCGACACGACTCGACGCCGCAACCACGGCCCTGAACGACGATCGCCAGAAACGGGGGCTCGGCAAGGTCGACCCGCAAGCGCGCGCCGAGATGCCGATTCTGCCGGCGGGCCGGATGATCTTGAAGCTGGCCGAGCGGAGTCCTGAAGCGGCGATGGAGATCATCGCGTCGGCGAGGCAGAACCCGAAGGTCGCCCAGTTGTTGTCGTCGACGCGGTTCGATGAACTGATGAAGAAGTTCGGCGGGACCATGGCGGAAGAGGCCGAGTCCTCGACGATGTCCGCGGCCCAGAAGAAGGCGTTCGAGTCCGCGGGCCGAGAGATCAAGGCGACCCCGAGTGAGATGTCGAAAGTGAAGGCGTTGTTATTTGGCGAATAGACCCTCGTCCACGTTTCTTCTCTGGCAAGAGGACGACATGGACCGTCGCATCCGATCGCGGGCGTACTACTACCGTCGACGCAACTGGCTCGGGCGCTGGGTCGTCGACGTGCACCGGAAGTACTACATGCCGGACCTGAAACCGGTCGTCTGGATTCTGTTCGTGGCGACCACGGTGCTCGAGATAATCCTGGTGGCTAGTGCCCGATGATTGCCGCGCTGGTCGGCGTCACGGTCCTTATAAACTTCGTGTGCGTCGTCCTGCTCACGGCCGAAAAGTTCGTGCGCCGCGTCACGGGTGAACCGTCGATCGAGGCCCGCCTAACGTCCCTCGAGAAGCGGTTCGTCGAAGCCTCGACGCGGTTCAGCGAGAAATGGGGAGAGATTCAAGACGGGATCGGGAACCTCGAGATGACGAAGGTCCGCCAGGAAGAACACTTCCGTTTTACCGATGCTCGGCTCGACGAACTCCGGGCCGACGTGAATCGCATCCGGGACCACCAATAGCCCGACGGTTTCGGTGTAGAATCCCCCGCACAACCCGACAGTCGCGAGGGGAACCGTCATGGCCATGATGCCGACAAGCACGAACACGAACCGATCGCTGTTCATCGCGTTCATCGCCTTCCTGATCGTGTCAGGGTGGTACGGGTCGTCGGCGATTGCGGATATCGCGTCGTTCAACGACTGGGACAAGCCGAAGCTGATTTCTCAACTATGGAGAGCCGGCGTCTTCGGCCTCGTCGGTGCGCTGTTCGCCGCGGGCGTCGACGTCAAGCAACTACTCGGCCCGTTGGGGTCGTTCCTGCCAGGCACGACAAGCACGATCACGGAGACCACGGCCCACACGACTGAAGTCAAAGTCACCGAAGATCCAAAACCGTAGAAAGGACGTTCGAGATGGGATTCCTGAAGAAGCTCGGCCAGATTGCTGCCGCCGGGTTGAAGATCGCGACGGGCATCGCGCCGTTCGCGGCACCGGTCATCCAGATGATCGACCCGAAGGACGCCGGCGTCGTGACGCAGGTCGCCAACGACCTCAGTTCGATCAGCGGGATCGTGCAGGCGATCGAGGTTGCGGCGGCGGCGGCGACCGCGGCCGGCACGCCGCTCGCTGGGCCTCAGAAACTCGTCATGGCCGCGCCGTTGGTGGAGCAGATCATTCTGTCGTCCGACCTGCTGGCAAAGCACAAGATCAGCGACCCGGTGAAGTTCAAGGCCGGCGTCGAGAAGATCACGGGCGGTGTCGCCGATATTCTGTCGTCCCTCGAGGACAAGGTCGACACGACGGACAAGAAGGCGTAAGGCGGTGGAGTACCGTTGGTTCTCAGTGTTGAGAGCGCTACTACTGGGCAACCGTCATTCACTCAAGGCGCTGCACGAAAAGGCGGATCGCATCATGAAGAGCGAACAGAACCTACAGGACACCCTCGACACGATCAAGACCGAGACGGGCCAGATCATCGTTGTCGTCACCGACCTGTCGGCCAAGGCAGACGCCCAGGCGAAGACGATCGCGGATCTGCAGGCCCAGCTTGCGGCCGGCGCTCCGGTCACGCAGACCCAGTTGGACGCACTGGCATCCGAAGCGCAGGACATCGCGGACGGCCTCGCCGCGGCCGTGGCGCCGTTCCAGCCGCCGACCCCGGCTCCGACGCCGATTGGCGAGCCGCCGGTGGCCCCGACGGGTACGGTGCCCGTGGCTCCGATTGCCGAGCCGGCGATCGACGCGCCGGTCACGGACGCGACGGAAGGTGCCGGGCTTTCCCCCGACGTGCACCCGACGACGGGTCTCTCGAAGTAACTCGAGCTCCCACGCACGGTCGCGGGTACTGGGAAACGGACGCCGCCCCGGTGTCCGGGTACTCCGACCGTGCGTGCTCTACTGGCCGGTAGTTCAGCGGCAGAACGTCCGGCTGTTAACCGGAAAGTCGGTGGTTCGAATCCACCCTGGCCAGCCAGTTCACACTTCCGCACTGAATCGTTCACCCGCTCTTGACACTTCCGTATCATCATCCGTATAGTCTTCCGCATGAGTAAGTCGGACACGCCGATCATTCCGACGATGCACTGCAAACGCTGCGACCATTCGTGGATTCCGCGAAAGGCGCCCGTCTACGTCTGCCCGAACTGTAAGTCGCCGAAGTGGAACGTCCCGAAAGGAACGAAGTAGTGCCTGGGCTGCCGAGAGGTCAGTGGAAACCTGGCACCGAGCGGGTCTCGTTTCGGCTGGCGAAAACCCAGATGGAGCAGGTCGAGTTCCTGATGAAAGAGACGCATCGGTCGAAGGCCAACACGATTCAGGTGTTAGTTGAAGAGCGACTCGAGCAGATCTGGGCCGAGCGCGAAGAGGCGGAACGTCACGCCAGGTGGTTGAAGTGAAGGGGCACCGCTACTCCGACGGCGATCTCTCGAGAGCACTAGCGTTGCTGCCGACGCCGTTGTTCCGCGCGAACGACATTTTCAACGTCGCCGTGCAGTTGGGGTTTCGCATGTCGGCGGGTCAGGGGTTGTGGACGCGGCTGCAGAAGGACGGCCTGATCGTTCGGACGAACATCCAGATCGGCAAGTCGCCGCGCCGGCTCTACTGGGAACGCGTGCCGCAGGCCATGCCGCCCCACGAAGAACGGATCGTCCTGTGATCGTCATTGCCATCGATCCTGGCCATAAGGAAAGCGCGTTCGTCAGCTTCAACGGCACGTCGATTGTGAACAAAGACATTCTCGACAACGAAGAGATGCTGGTCCGGCTGGATCAGGCGAAGGAGTCGGCCCGGCACTATGACGGCGACGTTGTGCTCGTCACGGAACAGATGCAGATGTTTGCGACCGCGCACGGGGTCGGCGTCGAGGTCTTCGACAGCGTCTTCTGGGCCGGCATGTTTACGCAGGCCTGGAAGCCTCGACGCTGGGATCGGATTCTGAGGTCGAAGGTCCGCGGGCATCTGGGCGCGATTCGTGGCGGCGACGCGGCGGTCCGGCAAGCGCTGATCGAGCGGTTCGGGCCGTACAAGGAACAGGCGATCGGGTTGAAGAAAACGCCCGGCCCGTTGTTCGGCGTGAAGTCGCACGAGTGGAGTGCCCTGGCTATCGCGGTGGTCTGGTACGACGTGAACGGGCACAAGCCCCAGGAAGTGCGACCAGGGGTCTTCGTACCGGAGTTCTGATGCCGAGACTGAATCGCCAGGATCGCGAAGACGACGCGCTGATGCAGTTGAAAGAGACGCTCGAGAGCGCGCAGTTCGGCCCGGAGCAGCTTCGGCTCTTCTGCGACGGGTTGTTGAACAAGCTGGTCGTGGCCCAGACGGTGTTTCAAAAGCGGTTCCCCGCGGAACACGCCAAATGGGAAGCAGAGGATTGAGATGAGCACAGCCAATCGAGGGTTCGCCGGCATGGACCCGGTCAAGCGGGCTCGGATCGCGAGCAAGGGCGGGAAGGCCGCGCACGAGAAGGGCACAGCACACGAGTGGACGCGAGAGCAGGCGAAGGCCGCGGGTCGCAAGGGCGGGCTCGCCGGCGGCATCGGCCGCGGCAAGACGAAGCCGGTGCAGTCGTGAAAGGCACGGTGTTCGGCCTGATGGAGTATCCGACGTTCATCAGCTTGTCCGTGAAGCTCGACGACTACCGGGCCGCGAGCGTGACGGTGCCGGTGCCGGTGGTCGAGGCGAGGAACCTGCGGATCGGAGCCAGGGTCGACGTCGTCGTGAAAGTCAACATTGAGGAATGGGGGGACGCAGATGGCGAAGAAGTCGCGACAGCAAAAGAAGTCGGCGGGCAGTAAGCGAAAGCGGGCCGGTAAGAAGGTCGTCGCCAAGGTCGCGAAGACCGCGGCCGTCATCGGTGGGGCGGTCGCTAAAGCGGTGAAGAATTTCGCCGTGAACCTCGGGGCGATGAAGATCGACAAGGTCGCCGCGGCCGACCAGATGGAAGAGCTCGGCGAGTTGCTCGAAGAAGTGGCCAAGGCCAAGGGCGTCGCCGACGAAAAGGCCGAAGCCGCCAAGACCGCGAAGTCGACGTACGAATCCAAGGTGAACCTGTTCATGGAGAAGGTCCGCGGGTTCACACATCCGAAGTCGTTGCCGCTCTTCGACGCGGCGCAACGGGAGACCGATCAGCGCAGCATGTTGGACGCGGGCGGCAAGGTCAGCGAGGCCGTCACGGAGACGCCGGCGGACTCGACAGGGACCGAAGGCTGATGGCGTTCAAGGTCGGCGACCGGATCGTGTATGTGCTCCCGACACAGAAGGGGCGCCGGCCGACGCCGGTCCGTCTGCCTGGGGTCATCGTGAACACGACGGTTGCCGGCTTTCGCGTGAAACTCGACGGCCACGACTGGCCACGGAACGTCATCGCCGCCAATCTCGAGCACGAGGCCAAGTAGATGCCGCCACGAACGACCGTGCACACGCCGCCGATCAAGAAAGACGGCCTGCCGTACTTCAGCGCGAAGTGGCTGGCGGGACTCCTGGCCGGCGAGAACTCGTGTCGGTTCAGTCCCTGGCTCCGGAGCCGGTACACGATCGACAAGGAACCGAGCTCCTTCGATTTCGTGAAGTGGCGGATCGAGCACTCGGCCCTGTTGAGCACGCGACATCTCGAGCTCAAAGCGGCCGGCTACCAGGTCGCGCTCGAGGGACAGAACGCGTTCAAGCTGAAAGGGAACACGGCGATCGTGTCGGGCAAGCCGGATATCGTCGGCCGGAAGCCTGGCGAGTTTCTGGTCTCGGACGCGAAGAGCGGAGTTGTGCGGGATTCGAACACGATTCAGGTCGCCATCTACATGCTGATCTTGCCGATGTATCTGGGTCAGCCGGACCTGAAGCCGACCGGCGAGGTCGTGTACAAGTCGGCGATTCTGCCGGTGACGTGGGCGGACGCCGAGACGATTCGAACGCCGTTGTTTCAGTTGATCAAAGAACTAGCGACCGCGGACGTGGCGCCGGAACCGGTGCCCAGCTTCAACGAGTGTAGTTTTTGCGAAGTGACGAAAAACGATTGCCCGATGCGGTTCGGTGAGGGCGACAAAGTGGACGTCATGACGTCGGAGTTCTGATTATGAGTGAACAGCAAAAGCTCGAGCCGGTTGTCGAAGCGGCCATCGCGCGTCGCCGGACGTTTTCGCTGGTGCCGGACACGCTGAGCGACGCCATGCGAATGGCCGAGATGATCGCCAAATCGGACTTCGCGCCGAAAGACTACGTCAACAAACCGGGCAACGTGCTTGTGGCCATCCAGATGGGACTCGACATCGGTCTCAAGCCGATGCAGGCCCTGCAGAACATCGCGGTCATCAACGGCCGACCGTCGATCTGGGGAGACGCCGCGCTGGCCCTGGTGCAGAACTCCGACCTGATCGAGTACGTGAAAGAGACGTTCGAGGGAAAGAAGGGCACGGACGACTGGACGGCGGTCTGCGAGGTCAAGCGCAAGGGCTGGCCGGACGCGATCGTTCGCAAGTTCTCGGTCGGCGACGCGAAGAAAGCCGGGCTCTGGACGAAGGCCGGCACTTGGCAGACCTATCCGGATCGGATGCTCCAAATGCGCGCCCGGTCGTTCGCGTTGCGCGATGCCGCGGCCGACTGCCTGATGGGGCTCGTGCTGGTCGAGGAAGCGCAGGACTACGCGCCGGCGATCGAAGGTACGGTGGTCAGCGTCGAGGCCGTGCCGGACGTCTTCAACAAGATTCCCGAGCCGATGCGCGACAACGTCGAAAAGGCGTTCGCGATGCTCGACCTGCCTCGAGGCCTGCGGTTGACGAAGCTGAACGAGTTCCTGGGGTCCGCGGACGTCGACCCGGAGCTCGGGGCGAAGGCCCTACTTGACTGGTGTCGGGATGAGTACGCCGCGCGCCAGGGCCGCGAACGCGTCAAGGGACCGCAGAACAGTAAGGTGCAAGCTCCCGTTGTGAGCACGCCGACGCCGGCCGCGACGTCGACGGCGCCCGCAGCGACCACCGGCGGGGATCCGAGCCGGGGAGATTCGGGTGATAGGGCTGCCGGGCCTGAAGCGAGCACGGTGGCGCCGGCCGGAGTGACGGCGCCGCTCAAAGCGACGGATATTCAGTTCGGGTTCTGACGATGCCGATTCCTGAAGAGGTTTTTACTCGAGCCACGGTCGACGATCTGTGGTTTGGGTTTCGAAGGACGACGATGACGAAGATCAAACCGGAGGATCGGCGAGTGACTGAAGACATGAAGACGCCTGCCGACCTCTGTCGCGAGCTCGGCATCGAAGACAACGTGAGTCCGCTTGTGGAACTGATACACACAAGCCAGTCGAAGGCGCTGACGGCCGACATTGTGCGGTTCGCGATGGCTGTCGGGGCGCGCGGGGTGACGGCCTATCAAGAGCGAGGGAACGTCGACGTCGTGCGTCGGCTGAAACATCCGATGGGGCTCTCCGAATGACACAACTGCAGGTCTTCCGTCGGTCCGCGCTCGAGGACGCCGACTGCCTCTATCGGTTCAACGAGGTTCATCAGAAGGGCGTCGACGACTCGAGCGACTACGCGTTGCGTGGCCAGGCGTTCGCCCACATCAAGCATCTGTACATCCTGGCTCTGGTCGCCGCCGGCACGCCGCAGGATCAGGATCTCGCGATGCGGGCGTTCGTGCAGGGGATCGCCGAGCATCAGACGCCGCAGCGGTTGATTCCGGAGCTCCGCGAGCTCTGGGTCCGCCATGCCGAGTTCTTCGCGCTGGACCTCGAGCGCTACGTCACGTCGGAAGAGCGGCAGGTCGGCGACGGCGTGTCGTTCGCGCCGGACCTGGTCTACGCACACCCTGGCGAGCTCGAGATCAAGGACGACAAGACGTACTGGGTCGTGCTGACCGAAGCCGAGATCAAGGACACGTATCAGGCCCGGTTCTACGGCTGGCAGGCGATGAAGCGCTGGCCGAATTTCCCGTCGTATCGGATCACGTTCGTCTTCGTCCGGTTCAACAAAGCGACGTCGGTCAAGTTCACGGTCGCCGAGCTCGAACAGATGGAGATCGAAGTGCAGGCGGACGTCGCCCGGATCCGGTACGCCCAGGAGACGAACACGTATCCGGCGCACGTCGGGCCGGCGTGTCGGTACTGCGAGCTCAAGTGTCCCCTGGCCGATCGGGAGATGGTCTTACCGGTCCGGTTCGATACGGCGACGGCCCTACAGGTCGGGACGTTGCTGGTGCCGGCCGAGAAGAAGATGAAGGCCATCAAAAAGGCGTTCAAGCAGCACTGTGTCGCCAACGGGCCGGTGAAGGTCGGCAAAGACACGGTCTGGGGCAACTGGCCGGTGACGGAGCGCAAGTATCCGCTCGACGTCGTTCTGCGGGTGCTCGGGCAGCGGAACATCATGGGCGCGTTCGAGAAGGAAGGCCTGACGGTGTCGCACTCGGCCCTGGCGAAGCTATTCAAGCAGTTCCCCGCGTTGGTCGACGACCTCGCCGAAGTGCTGCAGGAAAAGACCACGTACCGGTTTGGCCTGAAGAAGATCGACCCGAACGAAAAGCCGTTCGGCGACGGGGATGGTGAGGAATGAAAGACTGGATCGTGGCCGGGGTCGTGGTGCTGGCGTTGTGGCTCGCCGGGCTTGCCGCGCAGCAGAAGCCGCAGAAGCCGACGTTGAAGTTCTCCGAGAACGCCCTGGTCGTGCAGTCGAAGGTATGGCTGTCGTGGCCGTGCGACGACCTGAAGCACTGCAACGACAAGGTGCCGAGCCGGGTCATCTTCGAGGCCGGCTATCCGGATCGGTCGCTGATTTGTGCCCTGGTCGACAACGTCGAGACCTGTAAGACGTTCAAGGATTTCAAGGACTGGGCCAGTGGTCATAAGTGACCTCGAGCGGGATGCCATCCTCGCGACGATCGCCGAGCTCGAGGGGATGGCGAACACGCAACCGGAGCACACGACGACGCGCGCGCAGTTGTTCCGGATCGCGGCCGACCTGCGACGTCAGTTCAAGGGGGCGATCGTGACGAACACGTACCGCGGAAAGCCGGTGAAGAAGGATGTATAGCCCGCACCAGACGCCGGAACCGATCGAGAAGATTCGGAAGGCGCAATGGACGGTCGAGAACACGCGACACACGCAGGCCGTGGTCGACCGGCTGATCATGTCGCGGATCGCGCTGAAGGCGGTCGGCAATGAAAAGTCTGAAGTCTCGGCCGCTATCAGTGCGGCGATCGCTCGGTTCCAAGAGCTCGATCCGAAGGTGAAGACATGAAGGCACTGTCACTGCTGCAACCGTGGGCCTCGCTGCTCGCCGGCGGGGAGAAGCGAATCGAGACGCGGTCGTGGAAGACGCAGGAGCGTGGCCGGATCGCGATTCACGCGTCGAAGGCGTTCCACGAAGCCGACTACCGGTTGTGTTACACGCAGTCGTTTTCGTCGGCCCTGATTCGACTCGGGTTTGACGAGCCGGCGGGCCTGCCTGTCGGAGCTATTCTCGGCGTCGGATCGCTCGAGGACGTGCGGCCGGCGATGGACGTGCGGAAGTCTATCGACGACAAGGAAGCCGCGTTCGGGAACTACGAGATGGGGCGCTGGGCGTGGATCTTCGTCGACCTCTGCATCTTCGAAAAGCCGATATTGGCTCGAGGGATGCCGGGATTGTGGGACGTGCCGGCGTCATTACTGGGCGACATCGAACGGGAGAGAGCCAGATCATGATGATCACGAGTCTGCAGTTGAAGAGTTTTCGGTCGTTCAGCGACACGGAGATCCTGTTGAACGCGCCGCGGGTGTTCCTGGCCGGCCTGAACGGGTCCGGCAAGAGCACGATCCGCGAGGCGATCAAGTGGGCGCTGACCGGTCGCTGTCAGGGTCTCGACGGGAAAGGCGCCGGCGGGGATAAGTTGATTCCCAGTTATTCGCCCGGGTCGCAGACCGTCGACGTCGCCCTGCGGGTCAACGACGTGGTCGGGATCGAGCGGTCGTGGGCACCGAACGGCTCGAGCCTCGAGGTCGAGGGGTTCGCCGGCTCGGCGACCGAACAACAGCGCGCGATCTACGCGGACCTGTTGCACTGTGACGAAGCGTACGTCGACGCAGCGCTCGACACGACGGTGTTCCGGAACCTGCATCACGCGGACGCGAAGGCCCTGATGCTGGCCCTGCTCGACGTCAAGGTGCCGGTCGGCGACACGGAATACACGTTGGACGGCCTCGAGGCGGCGTACCAGAAGGCGTTCAAGGACCGGAAGTCGGCCAAGGACAAGGTGAAGGGGGCGTTCGTGCCGCCGGTGGCGACGTCGACGCTGCCATCGCTGCAGAACAAGACCCTGGCCGACAAGGACGCGCATCTCGCCGGCATTGCCAAGCTCCTGGTCGATCTCCGGTTAGCCGTCGGCGACCTGCAGCAAAAGATCGGCGGGTCCGTCGCGCAACGAAAGGATCTCGTCGCCAAGCAGGAACGGCTGAAGGCGACCGGTTGGCTCACGTCGCCGATTCCTGTCAAGCCTGAAGGCCTGTACGAAGACGTCGTCGCGAAGATCGTCGACGTCGAGGAACGGCTGGGGATGATGGAAGAGGCCCAGACCGAAGAGCCGGCTCCGGTCCAGCGTCCAGCCGACAACGTCGACATCGACACGCAACGGAAGAAGGCCGCGGCGCTCCGGACGTTCGACCCGAAAGGCGGGTGTGTGCTCGACAGCCGGACGCCGTGCCCGGTCGCCAAGGTGAAGTTCTTCAGCCGGGCGCGGGATATCGAGGACGCGATCGAGAAGCTGGCGCCGCCGGCTCCGGCCGAACCGGTTGCACCGAAGCCGAAGAATCCCCTGGTCGCCGAGCTCGCCGACCTGCAGGCCAAGAAGGCCGCGTTTGTGGCGTATGCCCAGGCTGCCGAGCAGGATCAGCGGCTGGTCCGGGAGCTCGAGGCCGAGATCGCGGCCGTGCCCGACACGTCGGCGCTCGAAACCGACCTCGGGGTGCTGACCGAACGGGTCAACAACGGCCAGGCGATCGAGAAGGCGGCGATTGCGTTTTATGCCGGGTTGCAGGCCCATGCCGACGCCATAGCGCATCGAACGACGCTCGAGGCGGACGTCACACGTCTGGAAGCGCTGGTCGACGTCCTGGGGCCAAATGGCGCCCGTGTGCAGGCCTTAGCGAAGGCACTCGGCCCGTTCGAAGCCGTCATCAATAGCTATCTCCAACCGTTTGGATGGACGGTCGGTTTTCAGGTCGACCCGTGGGCGGTGTTGATCAACGGCCGGCTGGTCGACACTTACTCGAGGTCCGAGCAGCATCGGATCGGCGTGGCCTTGCAGTTGGCGATTGCCGAGAAGTCCGGCCTGAAGTTCGCGATCGTCGACGAACTCGACATGCTGGACGTGCAGAACCGGGAACTGATGGCGCGCGCCCTGTATGGCTCGACGCTCGACCAGGTCATTCTGCTGAGCACGCGAGAAGTGAATCAGCCGTTGCCGGACGCGTCGAAGATTGCCGGCATGATCTGCGTCCGGCTCGGGAAAGGGGTAACGGGGCGGTCCGTCGTGCTCGAGCACTCGCAGGGGGTTGCCGCGTGACGGACTCGGGGCTGAAACACGAAGGCGGTTGCGGGTGTGTCTTCTGCAACCGGATGAAGTCGCGGACCATGACGCTCGAGTCGTGGGAAAACCATCACAACGGGCACATCGGCCACGGGAGCGGCTACACCGAAGCTCCGCTAGAGCACGCGCCTGAAGGCTATCCGGCGTACTGGCTGATCTGTCCGTGCGGCGCTCGAATCCTCACAATGCGGGAGACAGGGAAATGAACGAACTCGAGAAGCAACGGGAGCAGTTGAACCGCGCGCATAACGTCTTTCGTCAGCAGGTTGCAGCCGGCAACGTGAACGCGCTGGACCGGTTCGGGAAGAAGATCGAGCCGGGGGATCTGCTGATGCTCCGGACCGACGTCGACCTACTGTTTACGGTCCTCGAGGTCGGCCCGTCGCTTGATCGGAACGGACCGCCCGGCCTGATGAACGTCAAACTGACGGCGACGTTCGAGCTCAAGACACAGGGCGGCATCCCGTACCGGCAAGCGCACATCTACGGCCGGCAGGCGCTGTCGGCGGAACCGCCCGGGAGCAATGGGCAGCCCGCGGATCCGGCGTCAGATGGCGCGTCAGAATCCCGCCCGAATCTGTCGGTAGTGCCGCCGGCCGACGAACCGCCGACGTAATGAGTCGTCCACGGATTGACTGGGAAGCGCGGTTCTACGAGTCACTGAACCGCATCGCGAACGGTTACGGTTCGTCGCGTCGCGTCATGGCGCACGCCGGTCAGCACGGACTCGAGGCATCCGAAGCTCTCGAGTACGCGTACGACAACATTCAGGATGAGGCTCGAGCGGCGCTCAGGGGGTACCGTGTTTCGAAAAAGAAAGCGGACCGCTCGACAACGCGCTCTGCTCCGGTTCAAGCAACGTCAGCCCCTGGGGATCGGGAAGACCCGCCGTCAGATCAAGGATGAAGAAGACGCCGCCGAACGTGTCATCAAAGGCATTGTCCGATCACACTGCGTCGTACGAGATGGGTACTGCCGGTACGGACGCGACATCAACGATTTTGGAAAGTGTTCGGGGCCGTCGGAATGGTCGCACGCCACGGATCACAAGCGGTCGAGGACTCGCGGGCAGGCGCCCGAACGTCGACACACGACGAAGGCGTCGTGTATGCAGTGTCGGAAGCATCACGGCATGTACGAACGCGGGACGCTGATAGCCGACCTCGGAGATAACGGATTTGCCGGTGACGTCAAGTGGCGGGAGTTCCATAGCCGACGATGGTCACAATCGAACTAACCGGTAGTGAGGTCGCGTTGGCCAAGCGATCGATCGCGGAGCAGATCGCGTTCTGTGAGGAGACGAGATGAGTGTGGGCTGGCAACCGCCGAAAGGCGGCCGAGTGGACGACCTGTTCGCCGCCAAGGTGCCGACGGATAAGGAACTCGAGGCGATTCTGCCGTCCTTCACCCTCGAAGAACGGATCGAGGCGATCATCCGCAAATACGTAGGGGGCGCGTACTCCGTCGGGTTTAACGGCGAGAACACTTCGGACGTCGCCTATCGCTACATCGCGACCTACCTTCTGCGGAAGATGCGCCGTCACATCCCAGAACTCGCCGCGGGGCGCCGCCGAGCGACGGAGCCGCCCTCGCGAACTTGGCCTGACACTGCATTCACCGCCAAAGATCGCGCGTTGGCGTTGATCCTCAACGACATGCGAAGGACCGAAGCCGATTTGCGCGATCCAGAGACGAACGGCAATCGAGCCGACCATGAGACCGCCGACATCATCAAAGGGTTCCGCATGTCGTTTCAGCAAGTCATCGACGGTAAGCAGGCGACGGAGCCGCCCGCCCCGCAGGAGGAGACGTAGACATGAGTGAATGGCAGCCAATGGAAACTGCGCCCCGCCCGGAGCATGGCCGCCGCAAGGTTGTCGATCTGTGGTGCGTCGGGGATCGTGAGTCGATTGAGTTCTATTGCCCTGAGTTCTGCGGGGTGAAGGACGAAAAACTCTGGCAGGGTCGCGTCAACAACTGCTACTGGCTCGATGGCGCGTGGCGTCCACAAGCGGGCCTTCGACTGCACGGGTTGACTGTCACGCCAATTGCGTGGATGCCGCTCCCGTCGGCCCCGCCTGCGCAGACGTCCTAGCCATGAGCCGACACACGACGCACGAAGAAAAAGACTTTTCGCGTTTACAGTCGCTGGGATGGATACAAGCTCACATCCACTCACCCGGCTGAAGATGATCTACGGGTTCATGTTGCTGGTCATCCTGGCGGGGCTCGCCGCGGCCATCGCGCTCGGCAAGGTCGAAGAGCAATCGAGCTACGGCCTGATGCCGTTAATCGTCGCTCTGGCGACGCTGTCGGGCGGGTTCGCGCAATGGGCGTTCGGGGGGACGGACTCCGCGAATGGAAAAGGGGACACAGGGGAGTCGTCCTGACGCCGTCATCGGGCGCTGTCGCCTGACGGCCTGTAGGAAAGCATCAATACGTGCCGCCCGTTCGGCGGCATGGTCTCGCTCGATCGCCATGCGGAAAGAGCAAGTCTAGCGACCCGAGCGGATCGAAATCTGTTCGGTTTGCGACAGGTCAGTGCCCGCCGGCGGGATAGAACTTCAGCAGTTCTACGACACAGAGCAGAAGGACGGCGACGCCCAGCGACTGCATCGGTCGGTATCCACATAAGTGCGCGATCGTGCAGAAGAGCGCTATCAGAACGAACAGGGCGACCACGGTGACTGGCATCACGTTGTCCTTTCAAGACCGGCGGGCGTAAGATCCACCGCCATGGATACCCCCCAGACGCTGCTTGCCCGCATTCAAACAAACGCCCTGACTATCCAGGCCGATGCCGAAACGATCGCGCTGATGCTGCCATCTGCACCGGTCGTGCCGTATCCGAAAGCCATCACGGATCGGATCGTTCGTCCGAAGCCGGCTCGGCCGTCGCTCGGGCCGGCCGGGTTCATCTTTCCCGACCCGACGTTCGGTCAGCGGATCTTGCGAGTGACCGACGACAAGAGCATGGGCGGGTCGTCGTTCCGGACGCCGTCGACGGGCCGATGCTGGGCCGCGGACTCGAGAACATTCGTCCTGACGACCACGGGCGGGACGAACCGATCGTTCAAGCTCAACCCGGATTCGATGCAGGCGTCGATGTTGATCGACGCGCCGCTCGAGACCGAGCCGGACTTCGGGGACGCCGGCGTACTGGCGTACGGCCGTGTCAGTCGGAACGTCGGCGGGGCGAATCCGGCGCCCACCGTTGCCGCCTGGGAAGCCGTGGCCGGCACCGTCAAGGACGTGGTGCAACTGCAGACGTTGCTTCCCTCGAGCGTCAACCTGTTGAACCCGCGGACGTACGCGCGGGGGATCGCCGTCCGGAACAACGTCCTGATCGCGCTCTTCGGCGGGCAGTCGCAGGATGACGACCATTACGTGCTCTGCGCGGGGTTGTCGGCTGATGGACTCTCACTCGACCAGAACAAGATCCGAGTGCTCGACACGTTGAACGACGCGCGGATTCCGTCGACGAAGCTGCATTTTGCCGGGATCGACCTCACCGGCCGGTACGTGTGGCTCGGCCCGTCGTCGGCGAGCATGGCCGCGAACCCGAAAGTCATTCCGGCGTACCTCTGGGATACCCAGGCCGGCACGATTACGCCCGTGACGACGGAAAACGGCGGGCATGGGGCCGCGGGCTTTGCGTGCGGGATCAACAGCCCGGACGACAACGACGGCGCGGAAACCCTGTTCCGGGACTACCTCACGGTCAACAGCGTGCGGGAACTGATTACCCCGTACCCGAAGCCGACGAATTTCCAAATCAGCAACCATATGTCCTGGTGGAACGCGAAGCCGGGCGCCTTGCTGCCGGTGTTCGTCGGGAACTACCGGTACTACGGGAACAACCTGATCGCCTGGCGGGAATGGGACGATGAGATCGTGGCGATCGAGACCCGCGTCGGTCCGACCGTCGTGTATCGGTTCTGTCATCACCGCTCGAACATCGCGTCCGACGTCAACCCGAACGGGAATTACGGCTACTGGTACCTGCCGAAACCCCAGGTGTCGCCTGACGGCAAGTGGTGCCTGTTCACGTCGAACTGGGAAAAGACCTTGGGGGCGGACGCCGGCGCCGCGGCCTGGGAAGGGAACTCGTTCCGGCAAGACGCTTTCCTTGTGGAGCTCACATGATCGTCAGAGTCGAGAGGTTGCCGGCCGACGGCGAGTCGTTGCCTGGGGATCTGTACGTGAACGACCGGAAGTTCTGCGCGTGCCTCGAGCGGACCTCGAAACGGATTCCGCTCGGCGTCTTCGCGATGTTGTTCACGGTCTCTGCGCGCGCCGCGAAAGGCGAGCTCTGGACGCCGGACCCGCAGTACCGGCTACCGGAAATCATCGTGCCCGACCATCACCTGATCACGGAAGACCCGCGCGTCGGGATCCGCGTGCACGCCGCGAACCGGGCCATGCAACTACTCGGGTGTGTCGCCACGGGCACACGGAACGGCGCCGGCCTGATCGATTCCCGCGCCGCGCTCGAGGCCTTCGTCGCTCTGGTCGCCGCGGCTTCCTTAGCTAAGGAACCGATGACGATGGAAGTGGCGAACGTCGCCGAGCCTGTTCGAATCGCTTGATCTGACCTGTCGAAACCTGTAGTAAGCTCTGCGGCGCCGGGTGGTGCGCCAGCGCCCGCGCGCTCTGTCAGAATCGACAGCCCAGGATCTGTCGGTAATGACGGAGCGGCCCGGCTTAACTTTCAGTCCTGGGGTGAAGATTGGCCGCTAGTCCACGTCCTATCACGTTACAGATCGGTCCGTTCGCGATCGTTCCCCTCTGGTTGATTCTTCGATGTAAAAGTCCTGGCGCCTTGCGGCTGTACGCCTGGTTGGCCGCGAAATACTGTGCAGGGCACGACCTCGAGTGTTGGCCGCTACAGACCGCACTGGCCGACGATCTGTCGTGTTCCGTTGACCGTATCCAACGTGACCTCAAAGCGTTGCGAGATGTCGGGGCGATTCTGACCGAGCGGGTCTCTGGGGAGTCAGGGCACCTTGAACGGCTCAAGTACCACCTGGTTCAAGTCGACCCAACCCTAAACCGCAATCCTGCGGTTCAGGGCGACCCCCTAAGACGCAATCCTGCGGCTACCCAGCCGCAGATCTGCGGTAGCAATAAGGAGATCCATACCCAAGTACCCATACCCAGTACAGGCGTCCCTCGAAACGCAACCGAAGAACTACACAACCGCCGACCGGATTTGAAGCCGGTACCGGTGACTGCACGCCGGAAGAGACGGAGCCGGCACGACGGGCATGTGTTCTGCGGGTCGCACTTCTGCGTCGACCTCGACAAGCACCTGCGGTTCGAGGCCAGGATTCAGGCGGCTGGGGGGGAGCCTGGGAACTACCTACTGATCTCCGACCCTGACCGGACCGGCATGTACCACGACTGGGATGCCGAGTTCTCAGGCACCGATCATCCGGCGTTGTACCTCGAGAAGTGCTTTGCGGAGATGCTCAAGGACGAGTTCGGCGGCGCGTCGGCGGCTCGGGCATAATGTCGGACCGCGTCGCCCCTCATAACCTCGAGGCCGAGAAAGCCGTGCTCGGCGCTTGCCTTCTATACGGCGACCTCATTCCGACCGCGGCCAGCATCCTGAAGCCGGAAGACTTCTTCCGGATGGCGCACTCGGTCATCTTCCGCCTGATTCTCAAGATGCCGGCCGTCGATACCGTCCTCATGGTCGACGGGTTGTTGAAAGCCGGCGAGCTCGAGAAGGTAGGCGGGCCGGCGTACGTGGCGTCGTTGACCGATGGCGTGCCGCGGTCGACCAACGTCGACCACTACGCGACGATCGTCCGAGACCTGGCGATACTCCGCGGGATCATCGCCGCCGGCACGAAGGCCGTCAGCCAGGCGTACGAAGCCAAGGAACCGGCCGGGGCGATCGTCGACGTCGCCTTTACCGATCTCCTGCTGTTGTCGCAGCAAGCGACCGGCGTCGGCCTCGTGCCGGTCCAAGACGGCCTCTCCGAAACCATGACGCAACTGTTGGCCCTGGCCGACCCGTCAAGCACGGCCTGGGGCCACAGAACGGGCCTACAGGCGCTCGACCGGAAGATCAGGGGGTTGCGGCCGGGTAAGCTCCTGGTCGTCGCAGGACGGCCCGGGGACGGCAAGACAAGCCTGGTCCTGAACCTCGCCACGGCCGTCGCGAAGGGGGGCGACCCGGTTGCGGTGTTCGCGCTCGAGCAATCGCGGGAAGAGCTCCGGCTGCAGTTGGTCTCGAGCGAGTCTCGGGTGAACATCGAAGACCTCGCCGACGAAAAGTGCACGCCGGACGACTGGAACCGCATCAACCGCGCCGTCGAGATGTTCGAAACGATTCCGTTGTACATCGACGACACAACGGACCTGACGCCGATCACGTTGCGGGCCAAGGCTCGCCGAATGCAGTTGGAACACGGGTTAGCCCTGGTCGTGGTCGACTACGTCCAGTTGATGAACGGCCTTCCGACCTCGAGGAAAAACGAGAACGAAAACGAGAAGCTGACCGGGATCTCTCGGTCCCTGAAAGTCTTGTCGAAAGACCTCGGCGTGCCGATCATCATCTGCTGCCAGTTGAACCGCGCGCCGGATGCTCGGCAAGACGGCCGGCCGCTACTCAGCGACCTGCGAGGCTCGGGCTCGCTCGAGCAAGACGCCGATTCGGTCATCCTGATTTTCGACCCGTCGAAGGCGCCCAAGCGGAAGGTACGCGCCAAAAAGCGAACGGATCAAATCGTGGAAGAGGAAATCCAGAAAGGCGTCGTTGAACTGATTGTGGCGAAGAACCGCGGCCTGTCGACGGGATCGGTCCGGGTGTTGTTTCGGAAAGAGATTACGAAATTCGAGAACCTGGCGTTATAGTCGAAGGGCGGAAACGGGTACCAGCCGTTCCCGCCCCTTGGTCGTTAGTTGTCCCAGATGACGGAGTCAAGGCCGTCGCAGAACGCGCCCCAGACCAGCACGGCGTAGATTGTGAAGTCCATTGTTGTCACCCCCTTTCGGTTGTTAGTCGCGTGGATCGACGTCGCCCGGCTCGAGTTGTTCGAGCCGGCCGATCAGCCGAGTCTGTTCGGGCGGTACGCCCAGAAGGATCAAGGCTTCTTCGGCGCGGTGGATACACAGATCGCACCGGCCGGTGTGATGGCGTTGACACTCGAGAATGGCTCGCACGCGGCCCGACAGCCCGATATCAGAGGCAATCTGACGCATGTCGCGAAGAGCCGGCGTCTCGAGTAGTGGATTCATCGGTTGACCTGGGAATTGTGCGCGATCATCCAGCCTTCGACGGCGATGGACACGATCGCCAGGGTTTTCGCAATCTTCGGGTGCGTCTTGTTCAACGAGTGCAGGGCGATCGTTTGCCCGGTTGTCACGCCGGCCTCGAAGACGATCGAGGCCTTACACGAACCGCCGGCGACCAAGGGGTTACGTTCCGTCGCGCCGCGACTCAGCGCATCGCACGTACTCGCCGCGTCGAGAGCTCGAGCCAGCGCTAAGGCGACAAATAGGGTCTTCATAGCTCAGTCACGATCTTCCTTGGGGGAGTCGGCTCAGGGTTCGGGCTTTCGTCGATCGTTTGGATCATGACCCGCAAGTGCACCGTCGCGCCGCTCGAGGTTTTCACGGCGTTCCGGTGAATGTGCGTCAACCGGCCTCGAGTGTACCGTTGTGGCCAAGCCTCGGTAATCAGTCGGATCACTTCGTCGAGATTCATCGGTCCCTCGCCAGGTCGACCGCGGCCATCAGCCCGAAGATGCCTTCGTACTGCCGGATCGTCATCTGATCAATGCAGTAGTTCCCCATCATCAGGTTCACAAGCTGCCGGCCGCGGTCGTACTCGATTCGGATCGTGTCGTTCACCGGGAGAGCTCGGCGTCGTCGGCCAGTCGTGTTACGTCCATGTTCGTTTTGCCGGCTCCCGATCGAAACGTGACATTGATCGCGGTTTCGTCGACGGCCAGGGCCTTGACGCGGTCAAGTTCCTGGCAGGAAATCCAGCCCGCCCACGACAGGTCGACGACGTGTGTTGAGTCCCTCGAGCCGATACGGAGTCGGCGGATCACTTGCCGGCTTTCCGGTGTGCGCAGATCGCGCAAAGCGTCCGATCGCCGATGTCTTTCAGGTCGATCGTTTTGACCGTCGAGGACTTCAGCGCTCGGCAGTCGGCGTGCGTGTGGTACTTCTTCCCGCTCGCCGACACGTACACCTTCGACTGAGCAACGGCGCTCGAGGCCAGGACGGCGAGCAGGACGGCAGCCAGGGCAATGCGGGATCGATTCGGTCTCATGGTCTACTCCTTTGGACGTGTGAAGATCACGATCGCGGTGTTGACGTTGGTGCCCTGGTCGGCGAATGAGCCGGCCGGCAACGGGATCCAGGCCTCGGCCTCGGGCATCAGTTGTTCACGCTGGCGCGGTCCGTCCGCGCAGACCGAGACCAGCACACCGCCAGGCGCCAGGAACGTACGCGCGTGCTGTATGTGCTTGATGTCGGACCCGTTCACAAAGGGCGGATTCATCAGGATCCGCGGGTAACACCCTTGGTAATCCGTGACCTCGAGGAAATCGGCTCGCCGAACCTGCAGCTTGAACGATGGCCACTTCTTCGCAAGCTGTTTGCAGAGCTCGGAATTGATCTCGTACGCGAGTACCTCGGTATCGACCCGATCGAGGACTGCGGCAACGAGGTTGCCCGTGCCGGCCGACGGCTCGAGCACGCACAAGCCGTCTTGCAGGTCGGCGAGCTCGGCCATCTTCTCAGCGACTGGCGCCGGCGTCGGGAACAGTTGCGGGGCCGAGACCACTTGCACGCCCCCCTTGATGCTGTTCCGGAGCTCTTCGGCTCGAGTGGTCTCGGGTGCTGGCACGTACGGCCGCGGCGCCGGCTCGGGAGTCTCGGCGTAGACCCGTTTAGGCGGATCGGGCGGTGTCGGTGTGTCGTCCAGTAACGGCCGCTCTACGACCTTGGCGTCGGTAATGAACAGGTAGATGTACTCGCCGCCGCGGATTCGGTAGCGCTGCCGGTGTGCGGCGTGCGTCGCGGTCGCCTTGATCACGGTGTAGCCGGTCGACTGGAATTTCTGTGCATCCTTGAACTCGGCCGCGGTCATCGGTCGGAAGCCGTCGCCCGGGTAATTCACGATCGGCGGTTGCTTCGTCGAGGCCTTCGCCGTCTTGATGTCGGCCGCGTCGGTCGGCGGCTGATAGTCCTTGATGTTTTCGATCTGCCAGATGGCTCGCCGACTGTATCCGCCGTCTTTCGTCGGCTGCGTTGTGACGCTCGAGATCGCGCCGTTCGAGCGGTTCACTTTGTAAACCATCAGCCATTGACCGCGGATAAGGACGCGTCCGCCAGGAACGATCGGGTACGCGGTTCGGTCGGTCACCAGTCCGCCGGCCTCGGCGAGCATCGCGCGTTCGTACGCTAACCGGTTGTCGTAGTGCTCGAGCCATCGGCGGTTCGCTTTGATCGTCCGGCCGTGACACTTCAGCGCGATCAGCATGGCCGCTCGAGGCGTGATCGTGCGCTTGTCCAGGGCCGACCATAGCGAGTCGCCGAACGGTCGATCAGGGCCGGCCGCTAGATGTATGTGGGAATAGTTCGCGATGTACTCCGCGCGCTTTTGCCGCAGGTCATCGTCAGCCGGCCGGCCGTCTTTGTACGGGTGATTCAACTGAGCCCAGGCCTTGATCCAACCGCGGGCCTCAGTCACGTACTTGTCAGACTTCCGCCGATCGGCCTCGATACCCTTGATCCGACGGTGCCGAACGTCCGGCCGCTCTTTGTACTTGGCGTGCCGAATGGCGCCGGCCGCTCGGTCCTGCCAGTACTTCGCGGTTTCCCACATCTTGATCGCTCGGCGGGTACCGTTTTCGATCTTCTCGGCGTCGCGCCTGGCGTGCCGTTCGGAATGATGGCCGACTAGGATCGGTTGCCCGAACGGAATACCGCCAGCAATCCGATCAACGGCGTTTTCGGCTGACACCGCGTCGGCCTTTCGGCTTTGGCTGTAGTCGCCGAAACGATCGGCCCGTTCCTCGGCGCGGTCTAACAGGCTTGTATCTTCGTCGCCGATCTCACCGGCGAGCTCGAGCAAAAGATCGGCGCGGTCCGGAGTCCACATCGGAGCCACGAAGATCTTTTGTTGTGGCGCCCATTTGAAGCCGGCAGCCTTGACGCGGGCGTAGTCCTCGGCGTCTAAGCGCTGACTGGCGTACAACCGCAATTTGTTGTCATCAGGCGAATACGTAGCGGAAGACGTCATCGTTTCGATCTCCGTTTGCGGGCTGGCGGTTCGGTCTCGAGCAGTGCGAGACCGCCCCCCAGGCCGAACAGAATCAGCAGATAGGCGATCGTTTCGGCCGTCATCGGGCGGATCTCCGTCGTTTGAGCTTCGGAAGTGGTAGCGGGTCTAGTTGGCCTCGAGCTCGAAGATCGGCAAGCCGGCCGCGTTCGCAGTCCGGGCACGTTCCGAGCCGGGTAAACCGATCGCCGCATTGCCTGCAAAGCGTACGGCCTGGCGCCCAGTGCGTACCGCCGACGGGCGGAAACCGTAAGAGCCGGCCTCGATTAGAACGTGATCTTGTCATCGGCGTACGTGTAGCCGATCGCCTGGCGTACGGCTCGAGCGGCCTTTACAAGTGCAGTGCGGATCGTGGGGTCTCGAGGCCGGCCGGCGTGCACTCACGCCGCGGCCTCGGCCTCGAGCTCGGCCGGTGCGGCCGGCAGCAACCGATCGGCCGGCATGGTCGGGACGAATTGCGCCAGGAAACCGATCGCCCAGTGGTACCGGTTGGACTCATGGCGCCAAATCTGCTGCAGGCTCGAGTACTCGCGGTAGATGTCCGCTCGGTTGCGTATTCTGAGCTCGAGAATTGAGGCCTCGAGTACTTCGAACGCGAACCGCAAGCCGGCCGACATACGCGCGTGTTTCAGCATGAACCGAACATCTTCAAGCGGCGCCGTTTGCTTGAAGTGCTTTAAAAGATCGGCGGTCGACATAGCGGCCGTGTCGACCGCGGCCGGCGTGCTTACCGCGGCCGGCCTCGAGCTCGAGGCCTTAGGTACTCGGAACCTGCGAACTCGAGCCGGCCGCGGTGTCCAGGTATGCCGGCATTTTGGGCAATGGATCGGCTCGAGGCCTGGCGCCGGCGTGCTTGTCGGTTTCATCGGTTCTGATCTCCGGTGGTACGGTGAATGTTCATCGGCGGTCTGGGGTTCCAATACGGGAAGATCGCGCGGTAGTCGGTCGTAATGATCGACCGGCCGAAATTCGGCAGTCGACCGTAAGAGATCAACGTACGCGCCGCTCGAGCGGTCCGAACGATCGCCGCGAAGTGGTTGCGGTCGGTGATCTCATAGGTCGGCTTCATGCTCGAGGTAATTGCATTCGGTGTGCCGGCTCACAACTGCACGCCGGTGCACGCCGGTACCAGGCCTCGAGCTCGGTTGTGTTCCGTTTTGGTGTCCCGTTTTGACAAAACGGAACACGGATCAGGCCTCGATTGTGCCGTCCGGTTGGACGACTGCGATCGGCTCGCCGCAACCGTGATAAAAGCCGGCTAGATCTTCGTCGGTTGCGGTCTGGTAGTGCTCGCCAGGCGGATCGGTCTCTTCGGCCGACCAAATGACGAAAACTTCGGCGTTAATCCGGCGTGCACGTTTGCGCGCCCAGTCGATCGCCGCTTGTCGTGTCATGCTGACACCGCGGCCGGCGTGCTTACCCGCTCGAGCTCTTCGCGGTACGCGTCGCAGATCAGGTTACGGATACGGTTTTGCTCGGTTGCGTCGCCAGTCGGACGGAGCAAGGCAAACGATCGCCGCTCGCCGTTTACGCTGTAGGTTCGAGCCGGGTACGTGACATTCAGGCCGGACGACTGGCGAGTTTCCCAGATGGAAAAGCCGATCAGTTTCAGGCCGGCTAACGGTCCGTCCGTGAAATGTAGTTCGGCCTCGGCTACCTTGCCGGGCGGATTACCACGATCGTTTAGCGTGATCTTGATCTTCATGGTGTGCGGTCTCCCTTGGTTGACAGAATGAACGTGTCGAAGCCGAAACCGTTTTCGCGGTTCTCTAAGTGCTCGGCCAGATAGCCGGCGTGCATACACCGATCGACGAACGGCCGAAAGCTCGAGGCCGGACCGAACCGCGTAGAAATAACCGCGTCGACAGTCCAGAACGTACCCGCCTGGGATACCACCTTGCCGGCCGCTAGTGCGGTCTCGAGCTCGAGCCGGCGTGCTTGTCGTTGCTCGAGCCGGCGTGCTTGCCAGGCCTCGAAATCGAACGGCGGATCGTCCGGCCGCGGTTCTGCGGTGTGCAGGATAACGATCGGCATGGCGGTTAACCGTGTGTCTCGAGCTCGAGCCGAGCCGGATCACTTGTGTAGCCGGTCACAATTTCCGGCCGGCCTGGTACGTAGTAGTGAATCGTGGCGGTACCGCGAAAAACAGACATGATCGTGCAGTCGTACTCTTTCCCGTCGTACCCGTGAAAGAGTGCACGCCGGCCGGCTAACGCTTTCGTCAGTCGCTTGACGGTCCGACGGATCACGATCGGCTTACCTCGAGTAGCAATGATCAGCATGAGATCTCCCGTTAGATTTGACCGGCTACCCGCTCGAGCTCATGACGTGCACGCGTCCTAAATTCGTCGACGCGTTTACGCATGTTTGCCGCGGTCTGTTCGGCGTGCTTGTCGGCCTCGGCTCGAAAGAGCTCGGCCAGTCGTTTGGCTTCGTCGACGGTTGCGCGTGCTTGTGCGACCGCGGCCGACGGCATCAAAGCCGGCTCGAGATCTGAGGTAATCATTGCCGCCACTTCGGCGCGTACCTCGGTTAACCATGGGCCGAGATACGACTGAGAACCGAGGCTCGCCGATCGCGCGGTCCAAGATCGCAAGCTCTTCGCGTTTCAGCATGTTACGAGTCTCCAAACGTACGCCGATCGTCGGCCCAGTCTGCATCGTCCAAAGCCGAGCGAAAGGCTTCGCGAGCTCGCGTGCATTGCTTGCGGTTCGCGGTCTCGAGCCAGGTAACGGCCCAGTCGGGTAACGGGTCTCCCGAGATCAGCACTACGCGATCGGTCTCGGCCTTTGCGCGATCGTCGCCTGGCAGGTTCTGCCAGGTACCGGCCGACAGAAACGCGACGACACGATCGCCAGTGCCATCGGTCGGCCGGATCGTCCAATTCCCCCAACCGGCCGGCGTGCGTGTCCAACCGGATACCTTGTGTCTAATCGGCTCGGCCATCGGTTAGCCTTTCGTGTCGTGGTTCGCGCGGTAGTGTGCGAGCTCTTTACTTGTGTCGTCGCCGCGGGTCTCCCGAGCTCGCAAGGTTTCGGCCTCGAGGCCTGGGAAACCGGCTGTTAACCAACTGCGGTACTCCGTCTGTAACGCGTCGAATTGCGCGATCGGCATATGCACGCCGGTCGCCGCGGCTACTGAGAACCGATGGCCGACGGCTGTCAGGCCGAGCCGGTACGCGTCGATCGCCAGTCGGGACCATTCCGATCGCTCGAGTGCAGTAATCGTAATACCTGCGGTCTCGAGCTCTTCGCGGTGTGCGGTGTTCCGGTCGGCTTGTGAGCTCACTTCGGGTACCTCAGCACTTGGCCCATAACCACCACACAAAAGGCCTCGACTAGCGCCGCTCGAGCGAAATCAGCCAGGCCGTTGTACGCGAACAAGCCAGCAAAGCCGATGCAGATCAGGCCGAGCAGAAGAGACAACGCGCGGATCATTCCGAACCGCCTGTCAGATACGCGTCTAGCTCACGTTCGAGCCGGCGTACCATCCGGAACACGATCATGTCGCCAGTGCCGACCGTACCGCCGTTGCACTTCTGCAGTAGTGCGATCGTCGCGAGTGTCACTTGAACGTATTCGCTCATGTTTACCAGTCTCCAAACGTGCACACCGGACCGCAACCGGCCGACGTGCACTTATGCGCGCGGATCTCGGCGAGCCGGCGTGCATCGTCGCGATTGCGACGCGTCGACGCCCATTCGCGAGGCCTCGCACCGTTCGCGAGCTCGAGACAACGATCGCAGTGCGCAGGATCAAGCCGGCCGAATGCCATCCGACAATCCCCGCTATGCCGTGTCGTCGTCGCCATGGCCACATACAGAGCAGAGGCCGTGCCGCGGTGTCGTCGTGCGCCGCGGTGTGCAACCGCGGGCAGGCGTGGCGCCGGCTCGCCGCGGCCGTGTTCCGTTTTCGTGTCGCGAGATGACAAATCGGAACACGCGCAACGACCGCGGCCGGCCTCGAGGCCTCGAGCTCGAACCGCGGCCGGCCTCGAGCTCGAACGACCGCACGTCGGACCGTCGACGCGGCCGGCCTCGAGGCCTCGAGCTCGCACACCGCACCGTCGACGCGTCAGGCCTCGAGACCGACCGACCGCACGTCGGACCGCACCGTAGCCAAAGATCGCGCGTGCTTGCCGGCCTCGAGGCCTGGGGGGCTCGGCTCGGGGCTCGAGGCCTCGAGCTCGGCTCGGCCGGTGTGCGGTGTGGCCGAATAGCCACGCACGGATCGGCCGGTGTGCCGGGGTGTGCACCGGCGTGCAGGCCTGGGCAATAGTCGGCGGAATGTCGCAGCGACGGGTCGCCGCGGGCACCCTCGAGCAGCCACGCGCCGAACCGTGCAACCGTGGGCCAAACGGTGCACCGGCGTGCAGGCTCGAGCAAAAGTGCGCAACGGTAGGCAGCCGCGGGCATTGTCTGCGGGGGCCGGCCAAGGCAGCGGTCGTGAGCGCTATCAGGAGTCGCATGTGTTTTTCTGGGGTTTTCCAGACTGAGCCTTGCCTTTTTAAGAAAGTTCAAATAGAGTGCACGGCGGTCATGAAAACGGTCAGCGTGATGGTGGATGAGGTCGTGTGGCAGCAGATGAAGAGCCAGGCGGCGAGCGATGGGGTGCTGTTGCCCGGCCTGGTGGACTCGGCGTTGCGGTGGTATCTGGCGCAACGGGCGTGGATGGCGTCGCCGTTGAGGGATCGGTCGGGTGAGCAGCCGGCGTCGGTGGCTGAGCCGGGAAAAGACGCGCGCAGCGCCGAGCGGCCGAGTCAGGAATGACGGTCCTGCAGGTCGCGCTGGCGGTCGTCGTGGTCTTTCTGATTGTGCTGTTGGTGGCGGGGATGCTGGACGACGGGAAGGGCGGCGGGTCGGATGCCGACTGAGTGTCAGACGTTGCGGGAAGCGCTGGCGCGGCCGTTGCGGAAGCCGGCGGTCCGGAAGCTCCATGTCGGCGTCACGCGGGGGTCTCAGACGCAGTGGTTCCTGTTGACGCCGGTGCGCCGCGACGGGGATCTCCTGAACGGGGCGGCGACGCCGTGCGCGTCGTTTGCCGACGCACTCGAGATGCTGCAACGGGGGCGCGCGTGATTCATCTAGCCGGGCCGTATATCGACCTGGTGCAACGGTGCACCCGATGCGACGTCGTGTTGACGGACCACCGGCATTCGATGGTGCCAGAGGGACAGCCGGCCCTGAACGGCTGGGAAGAAGGCGCCCACGTCGAGCGGATCGCGTCGCCAGGCTTCACGGCCATGCAGACCGTCACGGATCCGCCGGACTGCGAGCGCGTGTCATGACCGAGCAGGAAGTCGCCGACGAACTGGCGCTGGTGATTGAGCGTTCGACGGCGTCGGCGTTCGGGCCGACGGACTCGCGGTCGGTGCCGCGGAAGCAGGTGCTGGTGACGTGGGCCGGCGGGCACTCGACGGTGACGGGGCAACGGTTGACTGCGCCGCCCGGTGTGCGCGCGTCGGCCGAGAAGCGCAAGCAGTTCCATCGTCAGCGCGTATTGACGGCACTCGAGCGGGTCTCATGACGTGCGCGGTCTGTCCGGCTGATGTTCCGGAAACGCGCGTGCGTCGCGGCGCCAAATACTGTTCGCCACAGTGTCAGTTGCTCGCGTGTCAACGGCGGTTCCGCGGCCAGGCGATCGAAGGACCGCGCGTGAAGCCCTGGCGCCGGACGCGGCCGAAGCTGAAGTCATGAGCGGCATCGTCTACTGGCTCTGTCCGGTGTGCGCCGCGATTGAATGCACGAGTGACCGCGTGTCGCGCGTCGAGCATCAACACGACTACGACATCACGCTGCAGCCGTTCCAGACCGAAGCCGATGCTAAGGCCGCACGAAAGGGCCTGGCGCCGCGGGCATCGAAGACGCGGCGCGCGGTCGGCGAGAACGTGCCGGAGTTCAAGTGAGCGAGCAAGCGAACCTGATCAACGTCTACCGATGCGACGTGTGCGGTAAGGCCACGGTCACGAAGAACCGCGACGAAGGCACGACGCCGTTCATGATCTCGTGTCGCGCGACGCCGCGGTGTAAGGGGTCGATGCAGTCGGCGTGTTACCGCGTCGACCAGACCCTGACGCCGGACCTGATGTGGATCAAGCCGACGCCCCAGGAGCTCGCGAACTTTCTCCGAAAGCAGAGCCCGCGGTTCCATCGCGCGATCCGTGAGCACGTTGACCTCGGCGGGCTGATCGAAGTCCCCGCGAAAGAACTGGTGCACTGATGACCGCCAAACGGATCGAGCTTGACGACCACGGTGCCCAGGTCGGTGACGTCGTATTCGTGCCCGGGCGCGTGTTCGAGGCCCGCGAAGGCTCGAACGTCCGCCTGATCGAGATGACGCGGCGCGCGTTCATCCGGACGAAGGACGGCTACGACTTCGTCGACCCGATCCCGATGCTGGTCGCCTTCTACGTCGAGGAAGTGTGGCAGCAGCGTCCGCCGTTGCCGGTACAGGCGCTGTCGGTCGCCGACGTCGAAGTGCTGATCGAAGCGCTCGAACACTTTTGCATCGGGCCATCGCCGAACGCGGAACTCGAGGCGATCTGGCAGCCGTACATCGACAAATTGAAAGCGCTCATTCCGAAGGAGACGGCGTGAAGATTTACGTGGCGAGTTCATGGAGGAACGAGTTTCAACCGATGGTCGTCGAGCGCCTGCGTCAAGACGGACACGAGGTGTACGACTTCAGGAACCCGGCACCGGGCCAGCACGGTTTTAGCTGGCGAGAGGTCCATCCGGACTGGCAATCCTGGCCGGACGATATCCCGAAGTACCTCGAGGGGCTGCAGCATCCGACAGCCGAACGCGGTTTCAAATTCGACATGGACGCGCTGAAGGCCGCGGAGATCTGCGTGTACGTCATGCCGTGCGGTGTGTCGGCGAGCCTCGAGGCGGGCTACGCGTGTGGCGCTGGCAAGCGGCTGTTCGTCTACGTGCCCGGTCTGCGCGAACCAGATCTGATGGTCAAGATGGCCGAGTTGGTCACGTCGGACCTCGAAGACATTCTCGGAGCACTGAACTCATGAAGCGGGTCCGGAAGAAGAGTGCGCCGGTCGATCGGACCGGAGACGTGAACGTCCGCGTGGCGAAACGGTTCTGGCCGGCCGTTAAGGCGTGCGCGAAGAAGCAGAACAAGCCGTGTTCGTGGGTCGTCGACCAGGCGATCATGGCGTACCTCAACCTCGACGACGCCGGCGAACGCGCGGTCCTTGCAACCGGAGAAATTCCGATCGTGGTGACGCCGCCCGTCGAACGCGTCGTCCGAGAACTCACGTACGAGCCCATAGGAGGGCCGAATGATCAGAGTGCTGAGCCAGGCCGAGACCGAGCGACTCGAGAATCTGTTCACGTATCACCCGCCCACGGGGGATCAGCCCCAGTCGTACGAAGCGATTCGAACGGCGGCGAAGGACTTCGCCAAGATCCTGCTCGAGCACACACCGCCGAGCGCGGACCAGACGGCAGCGCTCCGGAAGCTCCGGGAGTGCGTGATGACGGCGAACGCGTCGATCGCGCTGAACGGCCAGTCGTAGTCAAAGGCGTCGATACCGGCGTCGATCCGGATCTGGGGTTCTGATGACGCCAAAGGCTTTGATCGCATGGATCCGTCGTCGACCGGTCGGGCACGTTCCGCCGACGCGTCGCGAAGGGCGCTATCTGCGGTTCATCGACGGACCGATCATCGCCCACCAAACGTCGTACGCCGTGATCTCGAGACGCGGCGCGTTCGCGATGGGGCGGATTGAGTGGTCGCCGCAGTGGCGGGCGTGGATGTTCCGCGCGGCCGGCGAGTACGGCGAGTCCGTTTACCCGCTGTCGGCGCTCGCCGAAATTCACGCGTTCATGCGAGACCTCGGTGGACGACAAGTCTGACGCGCCGTTGACGTGTTCGTCGGGGACGCCCTGGCTGGATCACTTTCAACCCCCCATTGGCACCGGGAAAGGCTGTGATGGCTGTCGACAAGCGTGCGAAGCGAGCATCAAAGAAGCGTGGCGGCTCTACGAAGCCGGCGAGTACGACATGTACGGGTTCAGTCCCGCCGAACGCAAAGCTGAGCGGCGACGACTTGCCCACAACCGTGCTCGTGGCCAGGATCGATGAACTGAAGTTGCTCGCCGAGCGCGTCGTCGACGTGCCCGAGCTCTACGATCGGATCTGCCGGCAGTTGCGCGTGTTCGGTCTCCTGATCGACGTCGACGAAACACCGTCCCAAGTGCTACTCGAGAACGTCGAAGGCCTGCTCTACATCAAAGGGATCACGTTCCAAACCGAAGAGGCTGCAGATCGGTTCTGGGATCGAGCTCGAGAGGTCGTTCGGGCATGAATCCGGTCGATACCATCCCGGCGTTTCCGTTGACCTGGCCGGCCGCGTGGAAACGGACGCCGTATCACGCGCGCCGCCCGGCCGCGTTCCACAAACGCCAGCGTCAGTACGGCGAGACAACGAACTGGACGACGAAGCGGTCCCTGACCGTCGGCGATTCGAATGAATTTCTGCGCGGCGAGCTCCGTCGGCTCGGGGCGTCGCGGATCGTCGTGAGCTCGAACCTGCGACTCAAGGACACCGGCACGCCGTACGCCGACCAGAAACGGATGCTCGAGGATCCGGGCGTCGCGGTCTACTTCCGGTTGCGCGGGGCGTCGCGCGTGCTGGCGTGCGACAAGTGGAACTCGGTCGCTGACAACCTGATGGCCGTCGGCAAGCACATCGAAGCGTTACGCGCGGTCGATCGGTACGGTGTCGGATTCCTCGAGCAAGCGTTTGCGGGCTACACGGCCTTACCGCCGGCCGTCGGGCACGACTGGCGTCAGACGCTCGGCTTTGGAACCAACGAGATGGTGAGTCCGAACGTCGTCGAGGCACGGTTTCGCGATCGGGCGAAGCGCGCGCATCCGGACGCAGGCGGATCGGTGGATGAAATGGCCCGGCTGAACGCCGCTCGAGACATTGCGCTCGCCGAGTTGAACGGGTGAACTACAGTTGCCACAAGATAACGGCGACGCACGCGCCGAACCCGCACACGAGTCCGAACAGGAAGATCAGGATCGCGACCGTCAGATCGAGCGAGAAGGTTCGCATCGGTGAACTCAGCAGTATGCGGGCACTATAGCAGAGCCAGGATGCCGATCAAGCCAGAAAACGCAGCGAAATACCCGCCGGACTGGAACGCGGTTCGAGACCGGATTCTGGTGCGCGCCGACTACCGGTGTGAGTTCGAACGGGCCGACGGGTCACGCTGCAACGCCCACAACGGCGACCTGATCGGCCGGTCGTTCGAGGACCGCGAGCAGTGGTGGCCCTTCGAGACGGCGCTGAACTACATGGAAACGACGTTGTGGTACCCGGTGAAGGTGGTTCTAACGATCGCGCACCTGAATCACGACCCGACGGATTGTCGGGACGAAAACCTGAAGGCCGGCTGTCAGCTACACCACTTGCGGTACGACAGCGAGCATCATCAAGAGACGGCCGCGGCGACCCGCCGGCTGAAGAAATCAAACGGCGAGTTGTTTCCGGACTTGACCCCGGCTCCGGTTGAGACCGATACTGCCCGTCGACCCGAGAGGACGTGCGATGCGAACGACTGAACCACTTCCGCCGACAGGCACGATCGGTGCCGTACCGCCCCCAGACGCGCCGATGCAGCCGACGCAGCCGTTGCAGCATGATGCCGGCGCGATCCACGAGTTCTCTCGCGAGACCGGTCTACCGACGGGCGTCGTGCGGACGCCGGCCGAGATGGCCCGACAGAACGAACGCCAGCTTGAACCGCTGAAGGCGACCGGCGCCCCGGGATCGGGTAACGGCGTCGTCGCCGCGGCCCACACCGTCCAGACGCCGCCCAGCGTCATCGCCGCCAGCGCTCCCCCACATCAGCGACCCGCCGATCTCACACGTCCGGCCGCGTCCCTCGAGGAAGATCCGGTGAACGCCGGTCCGGCCCGCGGGATACCAGGCACGGCGTACTCAGCGCACCGCAGTAAGAACCCGCTCGAGGTCACGGGCGGTTTCGGCGGCGGCGCCGGCGAGTACTTCGCGCTGGACGGTACGGAGATCGCCGAGACGATCAAACAACTGATGGACGAACTCGCGCCCCAGTTGACGTCGGACCTGCGGTTCGGCGTCGCCGCGTCGTATCCGCGGTACGCCGTGAAACTGGTTGTGACCGTCGAGGCTGAAGCCGGCGATCAGAGCTTCGACATCACGATGATCCGCCAGAAGGAAGCGCTGCCCGAAGAGATCGCCGAGCAGTACTGCGACAAGGTCGTGTTCGTGCTGAAGCGGGAACGTCGAGAGTTTGACGAAACCGGCGAGGTCGAGACGCCGCCGGACGCGCTCCGCGAGCAACTAGGCCTCGAGGTACCGGGCCGACGGATCGTGACACAAGGAAAATTCGGCCCGTTGATGGCGGACCTGCCGCCACTGGGGCTGTAGCGCTATACCCCAACGAGCAGGCGCACTCCGGGAAACCGGGATGTGTAGAAAAAGGCGGGATCGTCCGTAACTGAGTTCGTGGCAACGTACCCGCTGGCGCCATTACAAAGAGCCGAAGCCCGGTGAACAGACCATCGTTCACCGGGCCAAGGCCAGAAGGAACCGATGCCGCCGTTCAGCCAGAACAAGAGCAAGGCCCAGCAACGGCTGATGTTCGCGAAGGCCAACCGCGGCGAGGTTTCGATGGAAGACGCGGTCGGCCGCGCTCGAGCGTCGAAGGGCAAGAAACTGCCGGAACGCGTGGGCCGGAAAAAAGGTCGTAAACGCAGCCGTCGAGGCCGTCGATGAAAAAAGACAAAGGCAAGAACCTGGCGAGTCCGGTCCAGTCGAAAGAACACGACAAGTACCGGGCCGAAGACGATCTCCGGACGCTCACGCGCGCCGAAGAGATCCGCGGCGACAAAGGCCGGATGCAGGGCGCGACGCGTGCCCACGGCGAGCAGATGGACGCGCTGTCTCGCGTCGGGCGGTCGATGGCGGGTCGTGATCCGAAATCAGGCCGCGGGCGTCGTGGCCGCGCCCGTCGACGCGGCGGCAAGCGCCGATAGGACAGGTGGACGGTGTGGAAGACCAAGGGTCAACTGAAGGACGGCCTGATCGAAAGCCTGAAACGGGAGAACGCCGCGCTCCGAGCCCTGTTATCGAAATGCGGAGTCGTACTCGACGATTCCCCGATACGTGCTTTTTCAGCGAGGCGGTCGACGGACAAGGTGACGGAGAAAAACGTGTACCGGGCCACCCGGGAAACGCGGATTCAGGAGGACGCGCGCCGGAAGCGGTCGGACTCGAACGAAGTACCGGCTACGATCGTACCCAACGAAAACTCCAACGTGTAGCCCGCAAGCAGAAGATGACGCTGCAGACCGTCAAAGGGATGCGGCCGTTGTCGGAAGCCACGAAATTCATCGGCCGGAAGAAGTTCATTGAGGCCGTCTATCTCTCCGCGCAAAGCCAAGATCCGGTCGGCGTCGCGTTCTGGCAGATCTGGCAGACGCTGAGCGACCGTGAGCAGAACGTCGTGCCGTTCGATGAGGTCGCCATGGTCGCCGGCGTGCATCCGAACGAGCTCATGGCCGCGGCCGTCAGCGCCGCGATGCTGATCAACAGTCAGACCAGTGAGATGGTCTACGCCGCGTTCGCGCCGAGGGTCGTTCGCCAGATGATGAAGTCGGCGACGCGGATTGGCGGACCGCACGCCCAGATCGCGATGCTTGATCGACACAAGGTCTTGCAGCACGGCGGGTTCCTGCCATCGCCGCACGGGCAGACGATCAACGTCAACGCGAACGCCAACGCCGAATCGAAAGCCGCAGCCGCAGCCGTGACTAGTTCTGACGCGTCCGTCCCGAGCTTTCTGGACGACATGGAAGACCTGCATCCGGCAAAGGACCGCGTCCAGCGTCGATTACTCGAGCGCACGCCGCCCGAGCGGTCCGTCGACGTGGACGCTGATGTATAGCCCGATCGTCACGGCCCAGATGATCGAGGAAGCCAGCCGCGAGGTCGGTTGGCAACTGCAGTACCACTCCGAAAGCCAAATCGAAGACGCGATCTCGCACTTCGAAGACCTGCGCGACAAAGAGACCGGCCGGCTGATCCGCCGGCTGGACGAAAAGGAAGTGCAGTTCATCCGGAACGAGCGGAAGATCTGTGCGCTCGATTTCCGGTACTGGTCCTCGAACTACGCCCGCATCATCGACTGGGAAAAGAACGTGGTGCCGTTTCGGCCGAACGTCGCCCAGTCGATCGTGATGGATATCTGGGCCGAGCACGAAGAGCTCGCCCTGGCCATCATGCTGCAGCAGTTGAAGGCCCGGCAGTTAGGGATCACGACGGTCAATCAGATGGCCGTCACGCACCGATTCCAGTTCTGGCAGCGCACCAACGCGATCGTGGCGTCCGCCGACCCGAAGAAGACCGTCGAGATGGGCCAGATGATCAAGTTCTGTCTCGAGGAACAACCGTGGTGGTTGCTCCCGAGCTCGGCGAAGGACAAGTTCGAGAAGAACATGATCGTCGAGTTCGGCGCCATCAACACCCGGTTGTCGATTCAGGCCGGCAACCAGTTCCATGGGGTCGCTCGAGGCGCCACGCCGAACGTCGGCCAGTTGTCGGAGGTCTCGTCATGGGACAACGCGGAAGAGGACATCGACTCGTCATTCATTCGCGCCGTCCACGAAACGCCGGACGTCTTCGTGTCGCTCGAGTCGACGGCGCTCGGCCGCGACAACTGGTGGGCGGACTCCTGGGAGATCGTCAAGACGGAATGGCCTCGAGGACGATCGAGGCTCCGCGGCGAGTTTTTGCCGTGGTTTGTGGGCATCGACATCTACCCGACGCCGACCGACCTGCGCGCCCGGCCGATTCCGCGCGACTGGGTGCCCAGCGACCGGACGATTCACCATGCCGAACGTGCGAGGGCTTACGTGCTCTCGCGTCCTTCGTTGCTGAAACACTTGGCGAAAGGCGACCGCGATTGGCAGATGCCCCGGGAGCAGATGTGGTTCTACGAGCTCGAGCGCGACATGGCGATCCGGAAGAAGACCCTGAACAAGTTCCTGGCCGAGATGCCGGCGGACGATCAGGAAGCCTTCCAGAACACCGGGGTCTCGGTCGTCGATCAGGACGTGATCCTGAACTACCGGGAGCAGGTCCGACCACCGCTCGGGGTGTATGCGATCATCGGCTCCGGGATTCATCGGTCGCTGATTCCGCCCCAGAATCAGTGGTGGATCGGCCCGGACGCCCCGCCGATCATCACGGTCCGCGTCGCCGGCGTCATCCGATCGACTGAGGTCTATCAGTTCATCCCACTGAAATTCGACGGCTACGCCGGCTACGACCCGATGTTCAAGCTGTTCATCTACGAGTTCCCAGAAGACGGGGAAACGTACGGCCTCGGCGTCGACACGTCGGACGGCATCGGCGAGGACTGGTCGGTACTCGAGGTCGCGCGAAAGTTCTCAGCCGATCGACCGTTCGGGCAGTGCGCCGAGTTCGCGAGCCCGTACGTGAAGGCCGATCAGTTGTGGCCGATGGCCCTGGCGCTAGCGTGCTTCTATTCGGTGTTCAACCCGAAGGTCGGTCGACGGACGCAGTGCCGAGTCGCCGTCGAGTGCAAGGGCAACGGCGAGATCGTCCAGTCACAGATGCAGTCCCGCGGCTGGACGAATTTCCATCCGTGGAAAAAGTACGACAACAAGCGGCAGATTCCCGACGGCAAGGTGCACAAATTCGGAGTGTTCACGAACGTCTGGTTCCGTTCGATGATGATGGACAAGTTCCTGACGCTGATCGACGAAGAGTGCCTCGACATCGGGTCTTACTGGCTGGTCGGCGAGCTCGCGACGCTCGAGCGCGATCCCGAAGAAGTGTCGGCGCGCGCCGCGTACAACACGAAAGACGACCGCGTGATGGCGCTGGGGTTTATCATCTTCAGTCTCGACCCCCCGGACGCACGTCGGAGCACGAGCTATCGGCGGAACCTGCCGCAGTACATGCCGGAAGCCCGCGAGGACACGGCGCACATGCTGCAGGGCGTTGGCCACTACGCAACGTGGTCGCCCGGCCTACAGGCGGTCGACACGGGGAACGCGCTGGCGCTGCAAGTAGAGCGCACGCCGCGAGGGAAAGCGACGCTGGGGCCGCTCCGTCGGCCGTACGGGAGACAGTGATGCCGATTTACGGGCAGAAGTGCACGAACGCCGAGTGCGAGGCCATCTTCAACGACATGCGGGCGATGTCTCAGTCGGACGTCCTGCCGCCGTGTCCGAAGTGCGGCACAGAAACGATTCGGGAGTACTCGCTGATCTCGTCCCGGTCGTCAGCCGCGGCCGTCGTCGTCTTCAAGGCGCCGGACGGATCGTATCGGTTCCCTGGCGCCACGAGCGGCCGGTCGGTCGACAACTACGAGCGTCTGGGCTATCAGCGTGTGGAGCTCCGCGGGTTCGCCGAAGTCCGAAAGTTCGAGCGGGACGTCAACACCCGCGAGGCCTCGGAGATCGCGCGCAAGGTAGAACGTCGGCTCGAGATGCGAGAGATGGCGGAAAAGCGTCGTCGGTCCGAGATCACGCACGGCTTGCGGAACTCGTTTCAGATTCCCGAAGTGGACGAGAAGGGTCGGCGGACCGGACGGATGAAATCCGTTAAGATGTCCGAGCGCGGCATCGCGATCATGCAGGCAGCCCAAGCTCAGAACTACGAACGGCCTCGGCCACGGGCCTATGAAGGCGGGATCTTCGTCGAGGTCTACTCGAACGATCGATCGAATCGCGACGACTCGCGCGGTTCTGACGGTCGCAGGTTCCGCGACTGATGGCCGGCTCCCACGAGATCCCAAGCTACGGATCGTCCAACGACATTCTGCTGCCGTGGCTGCTCGAGGCCGTCTCAGAGGGGGAAGCCTGGCTCGGCGCCCAGCGTCCGACAACTGAATGGGACAAGGTGCTCGACAGCCTCGGGCCGGACATGGCCGCGATGCCGGTCGACGGTCTCAGCAACGTTGGATACGACAAGGTCGAACGAAATTTCAGGGACATCGTCGCGTCGCTGGCCAATTTCCGACACGACGGCGAGTACAAGGCGCGATGGAATAAAGAGCTCTACGACCGCGCCCACATCCTCACGAAGTTAGACCGCCACTGGTACCGCGAGTCCAACGCTCACGACAAGCAACGCGCCAACCTGCAGTACGCGGCCGCACTCGGCACGGGCTATCTCTACGAAGACTACGACCGTGACGAGCAGGAGATTCGACTGACGGCGGTCAACCCGGCCAACGTCACGTTTCTGCAGTTGCCGGCCGACCACGATATCCAGAAGGCGTACGCCGTCATCATCAAGGAAGAAGTTCCGATCAACCTGGCCCGACGGGAATACCCGTTCTTCGCGAGCCGGTTTGTCGCCGATCGTGACGCCCCGGGCTGGCTGATGAAGGGTCTCCGGAAGCTGCAACGGCTGATGGGCGGGTCGCCGGCGCTCCGCGTCGCCGGAAATTCGGGCCGCAAGCAGACCGGATCGTTTCCGACCGTCGACATCTTCAAGATGTACACGCTCGACAACGCCGTGAACGAGAAACCGGTGCCGGTCACGATGGGCACGCACGGCACGAACTGGTCGTACAAGGTGCCGGTCCTCGGGTCGGCGATTCCGACCGGACGGATGGTCCCAGGCACGCAGACGCCGGAGACCCGCTCGGCGACGGCGAAGGACTGCCGGCTGTTCCCGTACCGGCGCTACACGGTCTTCACGCGCACGTTCACGATCTACGACGGGAGCTCGCCGTGGTGGCACGGCCAGGTGCCGCTCGCGCGCACGCTGTTCAACGACCTGGCCTGGGAAGCGCTCGGCCGATCGATGCTGGCGGCGCCGAACAAGCTACAAGAGGGCATCGTCGCGCTGATGCGGTATATCGAAGACTCGTGTGCCGCTCGGCTGGACCCGCCGTACATCTACGACGACCAGAAAGCGTCGGAAGGGTTCGCGAAGTCGTTCGATCCGCGCAAGGCGGGGTCTCGAGCCGGTGCGAACCTCGACGCCGGCGACCTGATCAAGTTCCCGGTGCCGTATCAGTTGTACGACGTGCCGGCCGTTATTCCAGAGTGGATCAAACAACAAGAGGCTCGCCTTGATAATCAGATGGGCACGCCGGACCTGGTCGCTGTTGCGAAGGCGAAACAGGTACCGGGTGAAGGCACGCTCGAGAAGCTGATCGAGATGGCCGGGCCGTTGGTGCAGGATCTCATGCGTCAACTCGAGCGGCCGTTGTGGCAACTGGGGACGTGGCGCCTGGCGTACTACTTCCAGTTCTACAGCCGCTCGAAGGTCATTCAGGTCGCCGGGCCATCGGAGGACGAGACCGACGCCATGGAGTTCGGGCCGGATGACCCGAGAGGAATGCACGACGAAGTCTTCAACCCCGATCAACTCGTGCCGCCGATCGAAGGCGAGCAACCAGACGCCAAGATCGAGCGCGCACGCCGGTACTTCAACGAGTTCAAGTACGTCATCACCGAATCCGGCGTGCACGAGATGTATCGGATGGTGAACCGGCTGGCCCTGCTGCAGTTGCGGAAAGCCGGGCTGCCGATCGATTGGTGGACGATCGGGAAGTCGTTCAAGCTCTCGAACCTCGGGCCGGAGCCGGAGGGCACGCACAATATGTTCGAGCGCTGGGTCGCCGAGCAGCACATCACACGAGAGCTCGCCGAAGAACTACAGGGCGGTCCGGCCGGCCAGGGGCCAGGACGTCCGCCGACGAATAAAAAGGCGCCGCAGTTGAAAGGGAAAGACGGCGGCAGTCGTCAGACCATCACGACGTCATGATCGATATCTCGCGGACCACACGCACGACGCTGTTGATCGAAGAGTGCATGGAGATCTTCGGCGTGTCGCGACGCACGATCTACTACTGGATTCGTGACCGGATTCTGATCGGCGTCGAGTCTCCCGATCGCGGCGTGCGGGTCGATATCGAATCGGTGCGCGTCCGATTGACGTGCCGAACACCGCCCGGTTTGTCGGCATCCGTGCAACCACTGCACGACAACGTCTCGTAACCTCTTCCAATCAGCGACGTCCTGTCGCATTCTTCCGGCGTGCAGTGCCCGATCCTCGGGTGACTGAAAGTGGAGGTCCACATGGACATGATTCGAGACCGGCGCAAGGGTCGCAAGGGCGGACGCAAGAAGCACCGCTAGACCTCGCTCGCCGAAAACGAGCAGCCGCGGATAGGCGGTTGGTCCCCTCGGCGAAACAGGGTTTGCGGCGAGCGGGGACGGCGGTGTTGACCGTCGTCCCACGCTCGGATCCGGGCAGTCATTCATTTTCTCCACAGAGGTTTCCATGGCGCGACGACGAAGCAAAGGCCGCAAAGGCCGAAAGGGCGGGCGGAAGGCGTCCATCGTGACGCAGATGCACAACCCGTTCGGTCGAGGCATGAAAGGCCGCGGCGGCAAGTCGCGGAGATAGTCGATGCCGCCCATGGTGCCAGGCGCCGGCCCGACGACGGGCATGGACGCCAACGCGGGCGGGGGCGCTCCGGCCGCAGCCGGCGCACCGGCCGGCGCACCGCAAGGCGGTGGACCGGACCTGAACGCGATGATCGGTCAGGTGCGGTCGGCGAGCGAGTCGTTCAATCAGTTGCTGGCCGGCTTGCCCTTCCTCAAGCCCCAGCAAGAGAAGTTCAGAAAGCTGATTCAGGAAGTCATCACCGGGATCGCCGCGAAGGCGCCAAAACAGACGCCATCAGCAGACGAACTCCCATAACTCCTACTGGACCCCGCAGAGCATCGCGGGAAGGTGGGGAGGTAGAAAGACCATGGCACTGGACGTACAGAAGTACCTGAAAAGTGAACTGGGAATGGCCGATGCCGATATCGCCATCGTCCTCGAGAAGCTGACCCCGTTCTCGGACAAGCTCGAAAAGTCCGTACTCATGCAGGCCGACTACAGCCGCGAGATGGACAAAATCAAGAAAACGAAAGACGAGCTCGCCGAAGCGAACGAGCGGCTGAATGCCGACCTCGCCGAGTTCGCGACGTTAACCGCCGACGAACAGGGCAACGCGACGAAGCTGAAAGAGCGCATCGAAGCCGAAGAGAGCCGATCGTTCCGCCTGACGCAGAAGCTGACGCGGCTGGCCGAAGAGCACGGCGTCGATCCGAAAACTGTGCTGGGCGATGTCGAGCCAGCGCCCGAGCCGAAGAAGGTGGCTGCCGTGGCGTTCGATGACAAGACCCTGCGAAAAGACCTGAACCTGATGGTCGGCGGCGTCGCGAGCTACATGCTCGATTTGAACGCGTCCATTGACGACATCGCCGAAGAGCATCAGCGACTGACCGGCGAGAAGTTCAACCGTCGCGCATTCATCGACGGCATCAAAAAAGACATCGCGGCGAACAAGACCGAAAACCTCGATCCGGTCAAGCGCTGGGAGTCGCAGTTCGGGATTCCCGAGAAGCGGATCGCGGCGTCGACGCTCGAGCGGGAGACCGCCATCAAGAACGCGCGTGAGGAAGGCCGGGTCGCCGGCTTGTCCGAAGCCGCACTCCCTGGCGGGCACCAGTCGCAGCAGGGCCACGAGTCGCCGGTCTTCAAAACGTCGAACGTCGTCAAGGGCAGTGTCATGCAGCGTCCGCAACCGAGCCAGCGTCTGTCGGGCGCGGTGTCGGCGCTGACGACCGGCAAGTATCGGAAACCCGCGGCGTAGTGGCCGCAGACTGAAAACGGCGAGTAGCCAAGAGGACTCACTATGTTCCGTACAGGCATCAAGTCACTGGTCGGGTTCAACGTTATTGCGAACCTGCTCGCCGAGACGCCGGGCGGCGTCTACCACGCGGATCCGAACGTCGACGAATTGAACGCCACGACGCTCTTCGAGATCTATCCGCAGACCGTCGAGGACAACTTCTTTCTCGCCGTTCCAGAGCTCGCGTATTTCCGAGACCACTGCCTCGTGCCGTTCGGGGGCGGGTCGTTCATGCAGGCGGTGTTCCGCTACGCGCCGATGATCGGCGGATTCTACGCACCGGGCGCCAGCTTCAACATCACGAAGCGCACGACCCTCGCGGCCCTGCAGTTCCAGCCCAAGTATCTGTATGTCAGCATCCCCGAGTACCTCGAGGAACTGTCGGTGCAGAACAAGGGACCGAACGCGGTGGTCTCGATTCTCGACGCCGACATGCAGAACGGCATCGACACAGCGAACGCCATCACGGCGGTCGGCTTCGCGAACTCCGGCGTCGGCACGCGGTCGCTCGCGATTAACGGCTGGGTCGAGGCCATCAACGACGGTGTGACGCCTGGCTGGGATGGCAGCGTCTACGCCAGCTACGGCGGGCAGACCCGGAACGGCGCTGTCGGTTCGGCGCTGAACTCGGTTCCGGTGTGGTGCGGCACGCCGACGGGCGGCACGGGCGTCGTGCAGTACTCGACGCTCGAGGAAGGCTACCAGGACGCGTCGATCGGCAAGAAAGAGCCGAACCTGATGGTCAGCAACAAGGCCGGCATCGCGTACGTGAAAGAGAAGATGCAGGTCCAACAGCGGTTCCAGCAGGAACGGGATCCGGTCTGGGGCGTCATGGGCTTCCGTTTCAACAACGCGATGGTCCTGAAGTCCGACTACTTCCCGTCCGCGAAGTACGGGAAGAACGACCCGGTCCTCGGCAACTACCTGACCGGCACCGTCAACACGACGGGTCTCGCGCCTGCCGCGGCCTCAAACTTCCCTGCGAACACGGTCTGCACGATCGGCGAAGTTCTGAACATGTACAACACCTTCGACTGGCTCTTCCGAGTCAGCGATACCGAGCAGTTCGGATTCGGGTTCTCCGGGTTTGTGCCCGCGCAGAACAACACGCGCGTCGTCGGCCAGGTCAAGGCGATGGTGAACGTCGAGTGCCTCTCGCCGCGCACGCAAAAGCAATTCCTCGGCATCGGCGGGTAGTCAGAAGAACGGTTGCTCAAGACGTAAAGGACACTCATCATGTCGATGGAACTGATTCAGCGGATCGCGTCCGGCAACATCAACCAGGTCAACGACTCGATTGCCGGCGGCGGCGGTGGCAACATCGGCCCGCAGGTCGGGTTGGCGCCCGGGCAGTTGGGCAAGATCCTCGAGCTCGACGACAGCGAACTGATTTTCAACTCGGCGGTCGGCACCGTCTTCGGGGGCGGCTTCCGGTACGTCCAGTTGTCGGCCGGATCGACGGCGAATCCCGTGGTTGGCCAGATCGTGTTCTGGGATGCCTTCGCGAGCTCGACGGACAGCCTGTTCGTCGTGACGACCCTTGAGAGCGGCACGGTGCCAGGCGCGCAGTACCCAGCCGGCATTGTCCTGTCGTCGACCTGGGGCGTCGGCAACTTCTCGTTTATCCAGTGCTGGGGGCCCACCTTCGTCAAGTTCCGGGCCGTTCTCACGCACGCGCCGACGGGCATCGGCGAGGCGGCGTTCTGTGCGGCGGCAGGCGCCGGCGCGGACAACGGCTTCGCGGACACCGTGGCGAACGCGAACCCGACGACGTGGTCGGATAACTCGCTCTTCGCCAACCGCTACCTCGGACCGACCGAGCAGTTGGCGACGAACGGCGGTCTGAAACTTGTCAGCCTGCGACGGCTGAACGAGCGCGGTTAGTCGCTGACCGAAAAGGGAGAAGTAGACATGCGTTTCACAAGGTTGAAGGTTCTGTCGGTGGCCGCAGTGCTCGCGGCGGTCGCGTTCGTCTGCTGGCCCGTTCCGGCGCCGCCAAAGCCGACGCCGTTTCCGGTCGCCCAGTCGGTCGACCTCAGTCCTCGAGTGCATCTGCTCGATCGGGTCATGGGCATCCTGCACGCGCAGGGGCTGAGCAACGCGAACCCGTACAACTACTGGGTACCGCCTGGCGCGTGCCAGGGCAGCACGGCCGGCACACTGGGCGGCACGAACGGTCTGACGACCGCCGGTGCATCCTTGACCGCCGTCAGCCAGGTGTCGACGACCGCAGCGGGCGGTCCGAACACGCACACCTTCGTCTGTAACATCACGCCGCCGTCCGTCATCGTGACGTCCGGCACGGGGTTACAGGTACTGAGCGCCGACTTCATGTATGGCATTCAGACCACGAACCTTGGCACGCAGGCGTGTGTGCCCGCGTCCGGAACGTGGAACGGCGCCATCGTCTTCTCGACGATCACGTATCCGACGCCGGTAGCCGGCGAAACACCGTCGACTGTCACACCTGTCAGGGCGGATTCAGGCACGGCAACAAACTTGCCGGTGTGCGGGTCTGCGAACATCACGACGACGACCGCCGGCGCGTTCGTCAGCCAGCGGTTCACGCCGGCGACCGGCACGCTGCCGTTTGCCACCGACCTGAAGCAGTTGCTGCTGACCGTGGCCTTGCTGAATACGACGACATCGGCGACCATCACGAACACGCCAGGCGTTCTGGTTCGGTATCAGAGCCAGTAGGAGTCACCGATGCGACCGTTCAACGGCTATCCCGACGCGTGGGGCTCGAAGCCCGTTTCGATCTTCCCGCACTCCGGCCCGGCCAGTTACACGCAGGTCACGAACGGCACGCCGCCTGTTGTCGGCGGCGACGTGGTGACGGCTGCCGAAGCGGGGATGAAAAACTTCGACCTGCTGTCGGACGGTGTGACCGATAGCGGTCGGTTCCGCGTCGAGGCGATTCCGGTCACGTCGTCTGTCACCGGTCAGAACTCGAGTTCACTGTCGGGGATTCCGGCGACAACCTACAGACTGCGCTGGATCGCCACGTTCACCGGGGCGTTCGGCGGTCAGGCCCAGGTCGTCAATACGGAAGCCATCGCGGCGACGAACCTCTCGACCGAAACCGTGCGGCTGCAGGGCTTCGGCGTTTCCAAGTAGGCGGGTCCGGAGCGGTTCTCCGGATAGGAGGATCACGGACTCGTGGCTTTCGCAGACCTCGCGGCAGAAGTCAGCGGCAACCTGCCAGGCGCGTCGCCCATTCTCGTCGAGACCTGGGTCAAACGCGCCTGGCGAGCCATCCGAGACAAACGACTCTGGTCGTTTCTGGTCGTCGACGATTCGATCGTCTGTCCGGCCCTGATCACGGCCGGCACTCTCAACATCACGCAGTACAGCAACGTCGTCACGGCGGACGCGACGGCCTCGGCGGCGCTGATCGCCGTCGGGACGCTGATCGAGACGCCGTTTCAGGCGCTGTCGATTCGGGTCGGCGGGCCAGGGACGACGTCCGAGATCTACAACATCGTCAGCGTCGACACGACCACGAATCCGGCTGCCATCGTCATCACGCTGGACCGGGCGATCGTGGAAGCGACGGCCGCGGCCTCGCAGTACCAGTGCTACCGCCCGTACATTCAGGCGCCGATTCCGGACTTCCTACGGTGGATCTCGATCGTCGACATGGTCAACGGCTGGAAGATGAATCAGGACTACACCAGCGTCGACTTCGACAAGGTCGACCCGCAGCGTCAGAGTTTGGGCCAGGCGTACAACTGGGGGTTCTACAAGGGGTCGCTCGATAGTCCGCCGATTCCGATCTATGAAGCCTGGCCGGGTCCGACCGACGGGCAGTCGTTCTACGTCCGGTACCGGCGCCAGGGTCTCGACTTTTCAGCGCCGACAGACACGCAACCGTTGCTCATCCCGGACCAGTTGATCGTGCAGTGGACGCTGGCGTACTACGCGTACCCGTGGGCACGCATCAACGTCGGGCACTTTCCCGCGCTCGCGAAAGTGAACTGGTCGTCCGCCATCAATCAGGCGATGGAACAGATTCACGGGGTTCGCGGGCGGTACGTCGGGCTCTTGCAGGACGCTATCCGGCAGGACGATAATCAGGCCACACAATCGGTCTGGAACCGCGGGCATGGCTTGCGACAGCCGCCGACGTTCCCGTACCCGGTCGACGCGAACTTCATTCAGAGTCACTTGGTCAACCTGTAGGAGTGCACGATGGCTCGAGGAAAAACGGTCAACACGCAGATGGATTCGAAGACGTTGTCGAAGAGCGGCGGATCGTCGGCGTGCGACCACTACCCGAACGCGCCGTTCACGCAGCCGGCCTCGAGGGGCGTCGTGCCGTTGAAGATCATGGACGACACGCTGAAGCCTGGCCGGATGCCGACGCCGACGCAGACGGCCGGCATGGAGTCACGATCGCCGCGGCCAGGGACGACACAACGCGGGTACGGCAAGTCCGACACGTAGATGAAGCTCCCGACCCTGTCAGAACAGACGAAGTGGATGCTGAAGGGCGCCGGCTTCACGCTGGCGCTTGTGCTAGTCGGCGCTCTTGTCGCCGGCGGGTGGATTGTCTATGTCCGGTCGCTTCATGGGCAGATGGCGTACGAGTACATCCTGCAGGTCCAGCAGGCCCAGCAACAACAGCAACAGAAAGCGATGACGCCGCCTGCGAAGCCGTAGACGGCTGATCAGGCATGATCCTTTTCCTCGACTCGACCAACCACTACACGACGGCCCAAATCGCCACGAAGTACAGCACGGCGAATAACGTCACCGTCGTGGCCGCGGCCGGTCGACTCGGGGGCGCCGCGCTCTTCTTCAACGGTGCCCTGACCGCCAACGTCACCAGAACCGTCACGCCGTCGGCCTTCGGTGCCGGCGGGAACCTCTTCACGATCGGCTTCGCCCTACGACCGCTCACGATTCCAGGGCCGAACGCGTTCACGATCTTCAAGCTCACGCTGTCGGCCGGACTCACGCTGACGCTACAGGTCACGCCGACCGGGCAACTGCAGGTCTTGCGGTCCGGCGTCGTCGGGGCTATCGCGATCTCGCCGGCGTCGACGGTGCGCGCGGCCGTCGGGGCGTACGTCGAATTTCAATGGAACGCGAATGCCGGGAGTGGTGCCGGGTCCGTCATCGTCCGCGTCAACACGTCGGTGGTCGCCCAGACGCTCTTTCCTGCGGTCGCCAACACGTATACGGGTTTTCAGTTCGGGGCGTCGGGTGTCGAGGCCGGCACGTTCAATATCTCGGACGTATACGTGCTCGACGGCAACGCGACGCTACCGGTCGGCGGGATCGCCCGTCGGGATGGCACCGTCACGCACCTGGCCGACTTCCTCGGCAACATGAGTATTCAGGCGATGTTGGCGACGGCCGACGGCCCGAACCTGACCGTCGGGAATACGAAGTGGTCGACGGCGCTCGGGCAGCCGACAAACTACACGCAGATCAATTCGAGGCAAGCGAACGACTCGAGCGGGTCCGCGTTCAACCTGGGACCGACGGCCGGCATGAGAGATTCGTACGTCTTCCGGCATCCTCGAGCCGGCACGGTCCAGCCGGATGGGACGGCCTGGGGATACTTCTCGAACGGGACGCCTTGGCCGCTCTACGGCGTGCAATGGGCGGCGCGCGTGCAGGCGAACGCGGCCGGCGTGAACCTCGGGCGGTTGGTCCGAAAGATTGTGACGGGCACCTTTGCCGGCGACACGCTCAGTCAAAGCGCGAACGTGCCCGCCACGAACGGCTCGACGCTCTACTACCTCGAGGCCTTGAACGGGGATCCGACGAACGGCAACGCGCCGTGGAACTTCGCGAATGTGTCCTTACTGCCTGACCCGACGACCGCCGGCAACGTCGAGTTCGGCGTGGTGAAGGTGTAGCGATGTCGTGCGGCACACCGCCCCTTGTCGGTCCACTGACGCCGCCGTTCACGTTCAGTAACTTCATCATCGGCAACGCGGGCCTCTCGACGGCATTTTTTCAGTTCGATTCGAACGACTTCTTCGGCAACGGTCTGTTCGACGACAACACCACCGTCACGGCCTTTGGGAACACCTACGGGTGTCCCCCGATCAATCCAGCCCTACAGTTAGTCTCTCGGAACCGGGTCGTTTGTAACGCGCCGTTCATCACGTCCCTGAACAACGTCATCATCGGACCGGGGACGACGTGGACCGGGAGAGTCTTTCTCGTCAACGGCGCCAGTATTCCGGCGCAAGCCGATCAAGTCCTCGCCGAATTTCTGCTCGACTACGACTTGCAGTTCGGCAACAGCCCGGTGTGCGACGGCTGGGCGCCGCCGACCGGTGAGTGCGGTGTGCCCGGGCAGTCGGTCTGCTATCCGCTCTCGCAGGCGATTCTGGACGTGGCCTCGAGGCTCAGTGACCTGAACCTGGTGCATTGGACCTCGGCCGAGATCCAGCGGTATCTCGTCGAGGCGCTCCGCACGTACAACGCCCTGACGCAGACGTACCGGAACCGCGCCACGTTCACGACCGCGCCGGCCGCGGCGTTCTACGACATGCCGACGGTCATTCCGGCCCTGCGGGCGTACAACGTCACGGACCGGGATCTCGTGCTCGATATCCAGTACTCGGTCATGGAGCCGCCGAACTCGAGCGGGTGGTCGGGCACGTCGATGTTCAACTTCAACGAGGTCGTCGGGGCTATTCAGCGTCGGACCGATCAGTTCATCCGAGAGACCGGCGCCGTCGTGACGCGCGCTGTCACTGGCCTGACGCCTGACGCGAACGGCCGCGTCGTGATCCCGTCGAATGTCATCTCGATCCGGCGTGCCGCGTGGATCATGGCGAACGGCACGGTCATTCCTCTGGTCCGCGACGATTCGTGGTCCCTGCAGAAGTACAACCGCGCGTGGCAAACGGCCGCGCCGCCGACGGATAGCTGGCCGACGGTCTACTCGGTCAGCGTCAACCCGCCGTTGTCGGTGCAGTTGGCGCCGCCCCCGAGTGTCGCGGGGACGCTCGAGCTCCTGGCCGTCGTGCTGTCGCCGACGTTCAACCCGGCCGTATCGGCGACCCTGCTCGGCGTGCCTGACGACTGGACCTGGGTGGTCAAGTTTGGAGCGCTCGCCGACCTATTCGGGATGGAAGGGGTCGCCAACGACCCGGCGCGCGCCAAGCACTGCCAGGACCGGTGGACGCAGGGGATCGAGCTCGCGACGCAGGCCTCGGTCCTGCTCGACGGCTTCATTGCTGGGGCCGTGACGCAGGTCAACAGCGTGACCGACGTCGACATGTACCAACGCACCTGGCAGACGACCCTCGGTGCGCCGGCGAGGCTCCTGACGACCGCTCAGAACATCGTCGGGTGTGCGCCCCCGCCTGATACGAACGGCGGCGCCGGCTATGTGGTGACGGTCGACGTCGTGGCGAACATGCCGGTCCCGGTGAACCCGACGGATTGCATCAACCTCGGGATTGACGATTCCGTGCTGGACTCCCTGTACGACTACGCCGAGTACCTCGCGATGGTGAAGGAAGGCGCCGGCCAGTTGAATGAGGCCGTCCAGTTACTACAACGGTTCTTCGGGGCGTGCGGCGTGACGATGAAGCTGGATCAGGCTGACGTGCCGAACCGCGGCCCGATGCTGCAGCAGACCGTCCAGGAGATGCGTGTCAACTCGTACCTTGATACGCCAGAAGCGACCGAGACGCCATGAGTGCTTTTACTCGAGAACAGCGTCGGATGTTCTGGGCCGGCGTGAAGCTGACGACGGCGATCGATGACATGCCGCCAGGGAAGTACGGGTTCGCCGAGAACGTCCGGTCGTACGAGATCGACCAGATCACGGCTCGGCCTGGCCTGACCCTGGTCGGCAACCTCGGCGCCCAAATCAACGCGATTCAGCGCTTCGACGATCCGACGTCCTTCGCCACGAACCCGCATCTGTACTTTGTCGGTGCCGGCAATAACCTGTTCTCGAGCGTCGTCGGCAGCGGGGTCTTCACGAACATCGACGCCGGCTACTCGGGCGACCCGTTGTCGATGGTCGCGTCGTCGCCCCCGCAGGCCGCGCAACCGTGGCTCTATGTCTTCGACACGGCGAAGGCGCGCAAGGCCGACGCGAACGGGCACGTCTTCAAGGTGGGCATCGCGCCGCCGGTCAACGAGCCGACCGCGGTTCTGCAGCAGATCGGGATCAACGTCATCGACATCTTCAGCGGGGCGTTCATCCCGTGGAACCTGGTCGGAGCGGCGACGGGGCCGATCGCCACGGTCCCGCGCACAAACACGACGATCTTTCAGTTGCTCTACGACAACAACCACGGCACGGTGTTCACGGCGCCGTCGTACGCGTCGATCATCCCGACGTCGATCAACGGGATCAACGCGGGCATGATGGTCGGCCTCGACGCGTCCGAAACGGTGTTCATTACTGACGTCAACCTGGCGGTCGCGACGACCGTCATCGCGGCCATCATCTACGACGCCGGCGTCACGGGGTACTGCACGATCCAGCCGCTCGCGTCGCTGGGGACCGGGCAGATCGAGGCCCCTTCTCAGCAGGACTACGCCGCTCGGTTCATTCCGACGCCCGGGGACGTGCCGCCGGAGCCTGACCCGTTGAACGCGGCCAACGCTCGGACGCGGCAGGTCGACTTTCCGGTGAACTGCCTGGTCGCCCTGAACGGCGGCGAGATCGTTCGCATCGAATCGGTTGCGCTCGGCCCGGATGGGATTCAGTCCTTCCGTTGCTTTACAACGATCCAGCACTTCACCGGGGAGTCGATTCAGGGCATTCCGGCCGTCCGGGCATTCCTGACGGTCGCGCACGTCGCTGGCGAGACCTTTCAGGATTCCGCGCTCGAGCACATCCTGCCAGGCGGCACGGATATCGTCGGCGGGATTCGGACGGGGGCCGGCTGGGCGGCGCGTGACCTCTCGAGGATCTACAACCGGGCGACGTTGCCGGACGACGACCTCAACCTGTCGTGCCGAGTGTCGCTGGTCTCACAGATTCAAACGCTCCGGATCTATCTGTCGCTGAACCCGACCGGCGGCTCGGCGCCATCCGATGCCGACTTCCTGAATAACTACTACTTCTTCGAATGGCGGGCGAACGACATTCAGGCGGCGATCCAGTCGCAGAACGCGGCCGTCATCGAATCGTTACAGGACACGCGGTTTCTCGCCGTCGGCAACGCGCAGATCAATCAAGACCTGGTCGTCGACGTCAACGGCGTGACCGGGGCGGCAACGGCCGGCGGGCTCGGGCCAGGGACGGCCGCGCAAGCCGGCTCGAAGATGCTGGCACTCGGCAACCTGCAGTGGCTCGAGCTCCGGTGCAAGATTCGAGACCTGCAGCGGGTCGGCACGGACCCGTCGCTGTCGCTGGCGAACGTTACGGCCGTC